AGTATCTGATAAGCCATATGTTTATAACATGATAGACAACCAAAACAGGCTCTTAGTTAGCTTCTTTTACGCTAATGAAATATTTCCAGAAGGTAGTTTAGAAATAGTTGGCGTTTAATAATATTGTCGTTAATTTCTCCGGGTCACAGTTTAACTCGACTTCAATATTTGCAGTATCATTTACAGGAGCTGGAAACTTTGGAGCTTTTGGTTCTAACGGTGCTGCTACTACTCCTAACTCACAGTCTATAACTATAGCTGCAAACTCTATTATTTACTTAACAGGCCTTTCTTCTAATGCACAGAATACTCAATACAGTATTGGAGGATCTAGTAGAACCTTTGAATTTAGTCACAATACTAATAGACAAGTTAGGGGAGCATTATCTGCTACAGGATTAAGCGCAGGAGCAACTAACGTAACAACAGCTGTAGATTTTAGTACAGTTACTAACTTTAGAGTTGAAGTACAGGAAGCGTCATCAGCACCGACAGGTAGAAGAAGAATTTTCATAGTATCTTAATAAAACGAATTTCTCGTTACCGGTATAAAATCTTATTAAAATAATCCCTTTATATTGGAACCAGGAAGTATTGTGCTCACAATGATAGTAAAAGACGAAGGGCATGTGATAGAAAGATGCTTAGAGTCATGTTATAGATTAGTAGATTCATATTGTATTGTAGACACAGGATCGACCGATAGAACTAAAGAAATCATAAAAAACTTTTTCGATAACAAAGGAATAGAAGGTAAAATAGTAGATTTTCCATTTACTAATTTTGAAGAATGTAGGAATGTAGCTATAGCCGAAGGAAGAAAACTAGGAGAATATGGATTCTGGATAGACGCAGATGAAACTCTAGAACTATATGATAAGTTTAATAAGGAATTATTTTCTAAGTCAATTGTTAAAAACAAATTAGATCAATCACTTCTAACTTGTGAATATGATAAATTGAAGTATGTTAGGACTCAGATTTATAGATTTGATAAAGGTTATTACTGGTACGGCCCTGTTCATGAAGTATTAACACTTTCTCCTGAGGATAGTAATGCTATTAAAGGCGATCATTTTAAATATGGTCATATAGTTATTAAATCAGAAGGAAATTCGTGGCAAGGAAATGTGTCAGAGAAATACCGAGATCATGCCGAAATACTTTTACAATATCAAAACGATAATAACTGGAAAGATCCCAGATGGACGTTCTATTTAGCTCAGAGTTATAGAGATGCATATCAAACCTTAGACGATAATCTTAAGAATACTGATATAGGTAAAAATTATGTCTCTAAATGCCTTAAGTACTATAATCTAAGACTGGAACAGGGTAGAAATCCAAATAGCTTTGTTGAAGAACTATATTATTCTCAACTAATGATTTCTAAATACGTACAGCCAGATGTAGATCTTGCTAATTACATATTGAACTTACTAAAATGTGACAACTTAAACCCATTTAATAGAATAGAGCACTTATACTATGTATCATTAGCAATGTTAGAAGGAGGATATCCAGGCGCAGCATTAACTCAGGCCGAAAAAGGACTTCAATACATTAAAAACGGTACTAAAGCAGTTCTTTTCTTAGAACATTCAGTATATGAATGGAAGATGTTGGAGACTTACGGAGTATGCTTAGCTAGAGTAGGAAGATCTAAAGAAGCAGTTAACGTAATGAATCAAGCATTAAGTAGAATGAAGGGACTAGAAGGTACTCCAGATTACTTAAGGATTCAACAAAACATACTAAACAATTCTAAATAGTTTTAAATAAATAATTAAAACTGAATATTTAATATGTCGAATTTAAGATTAGGAAATATAGGAGCAACGGCAGTCTCTACTCCACCAGCAGGACAGGTTTCTATATTTGCAAATGCAAGCAATTCAGATCACCCTACTGCTAAAGATCATTTAGGTAATCTTTATGATTTAACGATAGCAGCAGTTGATGATACTATAACTACTGAATTTTATATAGTAGATGCAATTAACGGAGATGACTCTACCGGAGAAAAAAGTAGCTACGTTAATTCCTTTAAAACAATCGCAGCAGCCGAGGACGCAGCTAGTTTTGGAGAAGTTATTAGAATAATAACAGATGTTAAAGAATGCGGTATGGGTAAAGATGGTATAAAATACATTATTGACCCAGGTGTTAAAATTTACTACACTATTGCCGATGCTACTCCGGGAGATTTAAACACTTCTCACTTATGGTCTGACTATAGAGCAGGAACTGCTATATCTTTTGAGGTATATGGAGGTTACCATGAAGCAGAAGGTAACTGGTTCGGACCGTCAGATAGAGGAATTATCCGAAACAATTTTGGTTCAAATATAAAAATATTAGATGCTGAAAAAATCTTTGCTAAAGGTACTTCTCAGGATTTAATCATAGCGCAAGGTACTGGAGGTAATACTGAAATGCATTGTAAAGGAGATATTATTTCAGGACTAAATGGTTTACAAATTATAGGTGCGATAGATTCAACTGTTATTGTAAAAGCTGAAGGTAAGATTCAAACAGAGTTAAGAAAGATTGGAGCATACAGTGGAGCTGAAGGAAATAAAGTTCTATTCGAAGCAGGTACTGAAATGGTTAGCTTAGGTCATAGCATTAGTGGACTTAGATCTACATTATACGGTAACACTGGTAATCCAGATAATCCAGAGCATTGGATTATGAAAGCCCCAAGGATTACTTACTACGATCCTTTCCCTAACTTAGGTTCTAACAACGGTGCATTCTTATTCGGTTGGAATAACTTCAATCTTAAACTAGATGTTGTTGCTGAGATATTAACAATGTCTAATATTGATCCAGCAACATACACTAACGAAGCAGGTTTATTAGCACTGAACTACGGTGGTAGTAATTCAAACTACGATGTTAGACTAGATGTCGGTACTATCGTATTAGGTAAAGGACATGAGTTCGACGATACTTCATATACTCCTGGTAGAACTCAATCGTTAGTAAAACTGAAGAACTGCGAGATAGTGACTATGTCAGACCTTTTACATTCAGGTAATGTGATTGATACTAATTACTTTATGCCAACATTTGAAGGAGCATGTAAAATTATCATTAATCCTGATGCAATTACTGCAGGTCAAAAAGCAATAGGAAGTTCAGGAGGTAACGATGCATGGGTTATGGGACATGTTATAACTAATGGAGATTACTACGATGCTAACTTCACTGATATGTTTACAGGTGCAACTGGACCTGCTATAACAAACATCAAAGTAAACGACACTAGTGAAATAACTGATTTCGAAAAATATAGAAATATCTTATAAAAATAATTATTAAAAAATGCAAGAAGGATATACTAAACAAGTACAAATAACATTCACGTTCGATGATAAAGGAAACGTGATAGATGGATCGTTAGAAGGTCAAATAGACTCTAGATTTGTTGGAGTTACTTTCTTTACTCCAGAAGGAGAAAGATCACAATTAGGAGGAGCATCTCCTGTTTTACTTACTACTTATGACAAGATGACATCTCAACAAAAAACAGTATTTGATAGCTTAGTAAATGATTACGTAAATATCAAAGATCAAAAATAAAAATTATTATGTTTAATTCACTATGTGATGAAAACATCAACTGGACTAAAGAAGACATTTCTAAAAAGTTAATAGAGCTTTTCAAAGGAGAATAGTATATAAGTAGATCCTGTTCTATCCATAATAGTATAATAAAATAAACTAGTTATGGATAAGATATTTTTTCAATCATCCTTGCCTAGAGCAGGATCTACTTTACTTCAAAACATATTAGGTCAAAATCCTGATTTTTACGTTACTCCAACATCTGGAGTTTTAGAGCTTCTATATGGAGCAAGATCTAATTTTTCATCATCATCTGAATTTAAGGCACAAGATCAATCTACTATGGAAAGTGGATTTAAATCTTTTTGTAGATCAGGCCTAGAGGGATTCTATAGAGGAATACCTGAAGCATCTTCTAAGAAATATATTGTAGATAAAAGTAGAGGATGGGGAATCCATTACGGATTCCTTAATGAGTTCTACCCTAATCCTAAAATAATCTGTATGGTTAGAGACTTAAGAGCTATCTTTTCTTCTATGGAAAAGAATTTTAGAAAAAGTCAATTGAATGGTAATGATATAGTTAATCATGCAAACATGACTGGAACTACTACTGAAAAAAGAGTTGACATATGGGCACAAGGTCAGCCTGTTGGATTAGCAATAGAGCGAATACATGAAATGATTAGACAGGGAATTTCAAATAACATATTGTTTGTAAAATTTGAAGATTTAACAATAGATCCTAAATCTCAATTAGATAGAATATACGACTATTTAGAAGTAGATAGATTTAATCACGATTTTTCAAATATAGAACAAATTACAGTTGAAGATGATCAAGTATATGGTATATACGGAGATCATACAATTAAAAAAGAAGTAAAGCCCGTAAACGAAGACTGGAATACTATATTAGGACCGTTTGCAAGTCAGAGAATAAAAGAAAATTATTCCTGGTTCTATAAACAATTTGGATATATGTAAAGGGAACATTAGTTCCCTTTTACTTCTCCCCATTTTTCTAAGAATACTTTTTGCTGATCACTTGTGTATTCTTTTTTCTTATTATCATCTAGAATTTCTCCAGTTCTACCTATGTTATTAACATGATGATGTACAACGGATGCTGGAACTAACGCGTGTTTAACGTTTTTAGATTGTAAAGTCATCGCATAATCATTATCAGCGTACCAAAATTCAAATCTTTCATCTAAATCTCCTATGATATCGTAAATTTCTCTCTTTTGGAATATACACCATCCTGCGACTTCTCCTCTTACTCTATATCCTAAATATGCCTTTCCCTCGTGAGGCTTATTATCTCCTTGTGTTTGAGGACACCATGGTGAAGCAGATAAAATACTAGGGTTTGCATTCATTAAAGCTATCATATGATTTGCCCAATGTAAATTAAAAGTAAGATCATTGTTACATAGACATATGAATTCAGAGTTTCCTGCTTTTCTACCTATATTTAAATATCTATGATATCCAAAGGGAACATCAGGGTGAATTGTTTTTATAGTATGTGGTAACTTACCAATTATATTAGAAAGTTCCTCGTACTTCACAGAATGATTGGATTCTACTATGTATATATGATACACTACTTCAGCATCCTCATTGATCAAAGAGAATATTGCGTTATCCGTTACCTGTTTAAGATTTTTATCCTTTGCCCAAGATACTAATACTACGTCTACATGTTTCATATTGATAAATATTCGTCTATTTGAGTTTCGATATTGAAATTTTCAAGAGCATAATCTCTCATGATTCTTCCGTTATCCTTATGATATTTTCTAAGTTCATTCACAATATCATCTATCGTGAATTCTCTTTTGGTTGCACGTCCGCTACAGTTATTTTCTAATGATTTATCTATATTATGTTTGAATAATATACCATCTCCAATAGCAGGAAGTCCTGAATATCCTCGTTTATCAAAAACAAATACGTTTCTACCTGCTGCCATTGATTCATAAGCACCTCTACCTAAAGTAACAATTAAATCGGCTTCTAATATTTTATCTTCGATATTGAACATTGGATTAATGTACTTATTGTGCCATTCAAATTCAACTCCAAGTTTAGAACATGCTTTACTTAACATATCGTTAACTGACTGGTCATGTGAAAGAGAAAGAACTTTAGTTAGTTTTTCTCTTATTGGAACTCTAGGTGAGAATCTTTCGCAATTTACTCCATTATGAATAAGATGAGCTTTATATCCTTTGGATAAAACATGATCGTATACCTCTTTAGATATTGCAACATGTTCTACTCCAGGATACGGCTGCTCTAATTCAGGATATATTCCATGGCATGTTTGAATCTTCTTACAAGTAAAATGTTCTAAATGTTTAAACGTAGAAGTATGAGATCCTATTATAAGATCATATTCCTTTTCAGGAACTACTTTAAAGTATACTTTGACTCCAAGCTTAGCAATTTCTCCTGCTATCATTGTACATGGACCTGTTGTAAAAGCATCTACTTCATGTCCTCTTGAAACAAGTTCTCTTATTACTGAGTATGCATACGTTTCGCTACCTCCGGTAAATGAAAACGTATTATTTGTAACTAATATTTTCATAATGTATTATTTTAATCCGGCTCCATGTAAGTCGAAGCCATTTGTTATTCTATTTTCCCATTTAATTAGATCAAAACCGAAATCAGATTTAGTATGGATTGCTTTACCTTTTCTTTCTTTCCATTTCTTAGTAAACATTGGAATGTAATCTTTACCTCTATGATTTATATAATAATCACAAGTCTTTTCCCATTCTTCTATTGAAATAGCTTTACCGTAATGCTTCACATATCCTCCTATTTCATAAGGACTTGGCACTCCGTAAGGAATTCTCTCTCTGAATAGAACCTTTGGATTAGGCCTAAACAACATTAAGATATCCCTATATTCAGGTCCAATCCATTCTCGCTCTAGATAATTTTTATCTTTATCTTCTTCTGTGATATAATAATCAAAAAGTCTCAAGTTATATCCTTGAATATCAGTATTATCCCAATCAACTAAGCTAAAGTCAGCATATTCATCGGCATCGAAATAATAAACCCATTCAGGATTCTCTAACATTGCTTGCTGATAAACATAGTGCCTAAGATTACCTTCAGCTGCCTGTCTACCTTGAGGAGTAGGATCCCACTTAGTATTAATAATTACATTAGATACTGCCGAATGTTTCTTACATATTTCAGGAGTAGAATCAGTCGAAGCATCATCAAGTACGATTATCTTATCAACTAATGTTGCAACATGATCAAGAGTATTCTCTATTATTTGTTCTTCGTTCCTTACTCTAGTTATTCCTACTTTCATTTTCAATTAATTTATTTGTATTATACATTGCGGTTAAAATACTACCTGCAATTGCATGAATTCCTTTATCTGTTTTTAGATATGTAACATCTTGAATATTATTCATGAATCCACATTCTAATAAAAGAGACGGATGCTTTGTTCTAGTTAATAATCTAAATCCTTTTTCAAATATTCCTCTATTAGGAATAACATCAGATATATGATCTTGAAATATCCATGAATATTTTCTACCTTCATTATGTCTATAATAAAAAGTAGTTATTCCTCTTTTTTCGTCTGTAAAGAACTCATCAGTTCCGTTCATATGGATAGATATAACAAAAGCATTATCGTATGAATTAGCACAATGCGCTCTCTCATCTAAATCTACATCTTCTTGTTCTGGAACTAGATTGATTATATCAAGACTTCCGGCATTTAGTTTAATTATCTTATTGACAACTTTACGATTCCAATCTCCTTCGTATAAAATAGAACCGTCAGGTAAAACGGGAGACTTCTTATGTTTAGATTTAGTTTGGTATATTCCATCTATTATTCCTCCATGTCCGTTATCTAATATCCAAATCATACTTTCCTCTTTTCTCTTATCATTTCTAGTTTTTCCCTATCTCCCCAATCTATTCCGTCTGTTCCAACTCTAAAGGTTTGATTCTTAAAATGTAATACAAAAGATTTTCTACATAAAACAGGATAAACGCCAGATTCTATTAATCTAACTCTTAGATCGTCCTCATTTCCTACATTAATGTTTTTAGGATTAAACAGATGCTCTGAATCAAATTCATAGTTTAATACATCTCTATTCATTGCGAAAAAGAAGCCATTAAACTTAGAAAGAGTTAGTGGATCCATATTCATTTCAACTAAAGTATTTTGTATTTTACTACAGTCAATATTTTGTTTAATTTTAATATATTGCTCTATTCCTTGCCATTGTCCACATTGACCTGCTCCCCAAGAAGTGCTCATTGGAACGACTAGAGTATTTTCTTCTAATTCTTTAAATAACTCATGTAATGCTCCGTTCGGTATTAATATATCATTATTAGCGATAATTAAATAGTCGTATTCTGAATTATTTTTGAAATCTCTATATGCTTGATTCCACGAATCTGTCAGACCCATTCCTTTGTCCTTTAGTACTATTCGAACTCGCTCTGAAGATAGTTTTGAATAATCTTCTTGACTGAAATCATCATATATAACTATATCAACACCTTCTACTGGTGAAAAGTTATTTAAGAAGTTCTGGGTTAATTTAATTTGGTTATATGTAGTAACTGCTAATAAAGTACATTTCATTACATCAAAAGATTTTAATATGATTAGGACCTACCGTTCTAATCCAGGCTCTAGTATAATCGATTGTTTATCCATATATCCTATATATTAGGTACCGATTTCTCCACTTTAGTTTATCATTATCCAATCTATTATTAAAATAAATAATTAAAATAGTCAAATCTCTGTGAAAGAAACTGAAATTTATAGAAACGTAATATTCCTAGGTGACGTAAACGTTAATAACGAATATAATCTGCCAACATCAGCAGGTGCAACTGGACATGTGTTAACATACAATGGATCTGGAGAAGCAGTATGGTCAAGTTTAGGATCTTTATCATTAACAACTAACGATGTTGCAGAAGGAATAAGTCAATACTTTACTCAAGAAAGAGCCGAAGATGTAGTTGGAAATCTGATCCAAGATGGAACAGGTATTACTTGGAACTATGACGATGTTGCTAATTTAATGACAGGTAATGTTACGTTAGCGCCATTTAGCACTATAAACTTAGCCGAAGGAGCAACTGCTCTATATTTTACAGAAGAAAGAGTAGACGACAGAGTTTCTAATCTAATAGTAGGAGGAACTGGTATTAATTTCATATATGATGACGGAGCAGATACTTTAACTGCATCTATTGATTTCGGAGAGTTTAATGCTGATCAAATCACTGAGGGAAATAATAACTTATATTTTACTGACGAAAGAGTTGATGACCGAGTTGCACTATTAATTAAAGATGGAACTGGAATTACTTGGAGTTATAATGATGGAGCAGGAGCCCTTACTCCTACTGTAACATTAGCACCGTTTACAACTGCAGCGCTTGCAGAAGGAGCAACTGCTCTATATTTTACAGAAGAAAGAGTAGACGATAGAGTGTCTAGTTTAATTATAGATTCAGCGACGGTTACTTGGAATTATAACGACGGATCTAATACTTTATCTGCCAGTGCAATACCTGCAATACAAGTTGAAAAAGGAGGAACTTTAGAATCAACTAGACCTACTTTAAACTTTATAGAAGGAACTGGAATATCTATATCTGTTTTTGATAACGGCGTTAATAATAGATCAGACATTACAATAAACTCTACAGGTAGCGGAGGCGGAGTGTTTGAGGAATCTACTGGAACTCAATCTACTATTAGAACAGGATCTAACTCAGTTGCATTAAATAGCTATAACTCAGTGTTAGCAGGAGTTAATAACTCGGCATCTGGAGCATATCATTCATTGATAGTAGGAGGAACAGGTAACTCTACAAGTGGAGCACCTTTTAACTACGTAATTCAAGGTAACAATAACACTGCTAGCGGATATCACGGAGGAGTATTAAGTGGATCTAATAATGGTGGAAATGCAACATATGGATTAGTATTGAACGGATCGGGAAACGTGGTAAACGGAGGAGGTACTTATTCTATTGTAGGAGGTAGCAGTAACGTAGCAAGCTCTAGCAACTCAGTTATATTTGGATCAAATAACATTTCTGAATCATCATATGCTCATATAACAGGTTCAGGTAATAAATCAGTAGGAGGTTGGTCAAATCATATAATAAATGGTACAGGTAATACTGCCGATGGAACACATTCTACAATATTAAACGGTAATAACGGAACTGCATCAGGTTCATATGCAACTGTTATAAACGGAACATCTAATATAGCAGCAGGAGATAGATCAGTAGTTACAGGTCTACAGAATAGAATACTTCTTGCAGGTGCTTATGGAGCGATACTTAATGGTTCTGATAATACTGTTAATGCACCTTACGTAATAGCAGCTGGAATTGGTAATAGCGCATCAGCAAGTGCTAATAATTCACTAGTTATAGGTAGCGTGAATACGATAGACGCTCCTTATACTAGCATAATAGGAAGACACAGCACAACTGCAGGATATACTGGAGCAAATATAATCGGAATAGGTATTACTGCAAATTCTGAAAATACTACTTTTGTTAATGCGTTGAATTTAGCTGATAATTTAACTGAGAATAATACTGAAGATGCTGTTCTAGTACGAAATAATACAACAGGTAAAGTTGAAACTAGGGACGCTAATACTCTTAGTGGAGTATCTGTATTAGAAGGTAATGGACAGACTGTTGCTTCTGGAACTGGAGTTGAAACTTCACTTAGAACTATAACAATACCTGCAAATACTCTTAGAACCAATGGATCTGCTATAACGGTTCAATTAGGAGGAGGATTTGGATCTGATTCAGGTAGCCAGGACTTCAGAATTAAATTCAACGGAAACGAAATGTATGCTAAAAATGTTACAGGTAGTACTTCAATTTCTGAATTCGATGCAAAGGTTGTGATAACTAGATGGAATAATACCTTTATTAAAGCATACACTACAATGCTAATAAATGGACAACCGGTAGAACATGAATCGTATGTTGAATTTTCTCTAGATTTAACTAACAATGCATACATAATCGACATAACAGGAGAATCCGTAGCAGGATCTCAAGTTAGTATATACTCAAGTTTAACGACTGCGATGGTAGTTTAATCAAAAGTCTAGAGATAAATCAAAATCTAAATAATTAAACTTAGCAGTAAAGGTCTTAAAATCAGGAGTAACTGAACTATAAGAAAGCTTAATCCCATCCTGTCCGAACAAGATGGGTTTTTTGAATATTACTGAAGATACTATGAATCCTTCATTATTCAAAAGAGATAATCGCATAGGTTCTAAAGACTGTTCTCTATTATCAAAGTTTAAAAAGTTTAGAGCATTATCTAGAAATATGAAGTAATTTAAATAAGCGTCAGATAATTTAAAAGTAATAGTAAATTGTCTTTTAAACAAATCTTCAATAGGTTTAGAACTTTTATATTCTTGTCTTTTACCTAGCGTTCTAGTCTGACCTGGTAGAGACATGTCCCATCCTGGAAATTCTATCTGTTGAACAGTAGATGACATAAAATCTTCTAACGTATCATAAGGTAAAACTAATTGTTTAAAATACTTCTTATACTTCTCTTGAATTTCTTTATTAAAGAAATTAGGAGGGAAAAAGAATGCAAATCCGTTATTTCTAGCGTTTAATATCATTTCTTAGTTTTAGACTTTTTAACATTTGCCCATGATTTACTAGGAGTAGCTTTATTTACTCTAGCCATTGCCCATTGATGAGCAGTCATTCCAGGTCTAGACCCTGAGCTATAAAATGCTCCAAGTCCTTTAATGTATTCTTGTTTTAGGCTTGAAAACGTATATCCTTTCTCATCTGCTACTTTTCTTATTTTATCTTCAGTCGCTTTACTTAAATTTCCTTTTTTAGCTTCATTTAGATTTTTTCTCTCTTCTTTTTCCATATTATCTCTAAGAGAGTATGCCTCCTTCTTCTTGCCTTTCTTTAGTAATTCTTGTGCTTTATCTAGCATCTTATCCCTTTTACTTCCTTCTGGTGCTTTATATATTGCAGGATGATTGCTTTTCTTTTCAAGAATTTGCTTTTTATAATTTGGAAAGTCTAAAACGTTAGATTCATCTATAGGACCTCTTGGTATTTTGTTGTTTATAAAGTCAAATACTTGATCTATATTTTCCTTCGCAACAGTGATATGATCATCTGCCCAATCGTGTCCATTATTTAGCATGTGTTCTATTAAGTTAGGATCAATACGCATCATATCTTCTAATTGAGATATCATCTGCTTGATGTTACTAAAGAACATATAGTTTCCTGATTTATGACTCATTTTTTATTTTATTTATTTTAAGTTTAAGCGATCCACTTCCCTTTATTAATCTATGGAACGTTTCTCTTTTTATAAATACTTTACTATTGAGACTTTCTGGCAATTGATTATCTAATTGAATTTTCCAATCAGTATTTTCAATAGATTCTATGATTCTATCTTCCTCGTCTCTATGCCATATAAGTTCACTCTCGTCAACTGTATCCTCAAAGATGCGTATTTTATTATTATCAATGTAAGGTTTCATCTACCAATATCCAGGATATGTCTTGCCACCCCATAAGTGTGCATATTTATTAATTCTACACGCCCAATATCCTGCTTTTGTTTTATCTTTCTTTTCTTTACATTTATGTCTAGCTGCAAAGCTTTTTCTTGCTTTTGGGTTACTCACTTTAGCATTTAATCCAGGATCTCCGAATTGTATCTTTTTAACTCTTCCGGTTTTAGGATTTTTAACGTATACTACGTATTTCTTAGATCCTCCTCGTCGAGGTTTATTTAGCTCAACATCCTTTCCTTGATATTCTGCCTCTAGGACTAGATCGAGCGCAACTTCTTTTCCATCATAAAAATCAGTAAGACCTAGATCAGTTGTTTCAAAAAGAGAGCTGTCCATATCTTCTAAAATAAGAGAACCTTTAAAATATAAGTACCTTGCTTCTTTTAATATATCTACATGAGACTCAGATCCTGGTCTAAATATAGATTCGCATATAGATATATTATTGTCTATATGATATCTTAAATTCTCAGATATTAATTGAGAACCTTTAAATTGGCTATATGTTGATATTCTATTCATTATTCAGCGGTTGGATAATCTTGATCAGTCCATGTTTGACTTAGGTTTGAGTTACTTCCGCTCAGATTAGTATTAGAACCAAAATGTCTAATGACATTACCTTTTTCTCTAGTTGATGATTGATCAAAGCTAGGATAATAAGTTTCCATGCTAACTTGTAAGCTAGTTTCTACAGTAGTATCGTCTTTATACGTAAAGTTGTATTTCTTATCATTGGATATAGATTCTGGAAATTTAATTTGAGCAGGTATTCTTATTCCTCTATATTGATAATATGTAACAATATTAGCATAGTAAAAATCAAATATCTTTTCTGTTATTTTAAACGTTTTATTTAGATTATCACTTATTATTTTTAAATCGAAAGTCAATTTCATAGGAAGTGTTCTTAATCTGGATGAATAAGCCTTCATGATTTTTTCATCGTTATCTCCTCTTTCCTCTTGAGTGAAAGTTCCTCTTACAAAAGGATTAGTAATATCAGAACTTTGTATTCCAAAATTAGTTAATGTAACAATTCCCCTAGGAACTTGGTCATAATTTCCTTCTGCAAACTTAGGATATTTGCATACTCCATCAGGAACATCAATAAAAAAATCTTGCATAAATCCTTGATTACCTGCAAAGTTATAGAAGAAGGGAACTTCATGTTTAGTTATCTCGTCGTTTCTAGCAAGATCTATAATTATCTTTCTATTTAACACATCAAGTAAAGAAAGAGTTGCATTTCTTAAAAAGATATCCTGAGTATTAGAGTTTTCTATATTTTCGTGATTAGAAATCTGCATAAGTATTATCTGTTTTTAGCGATATACGGTAAGTCTAATTGAGGCTTACAGTTATCTATTAATATAAGTTTAGATTCGTCTTTAATGTATTGTTGACTTAGAATAAAATCGTGATCTTCTTCTTTTATCATCGTATTGAATAATCTAATATTCGCAACTAACATATCAGAAGAAGGAAGATAATATCTACCTTCTAAATTAAATTCAGAAGTAGTGAAAGAAGATTGACTTTCGTATACTTTTGCAAAGTCAGTATGGTTATGCATATCAGCAGGATCTTCTAAAATAGAATATAAATAAACTCCACTTTGATTAAATTCATTAGATAGGCAAACTACTAGGCTATACCATTCTCCAGTATTAATTACTGGTATGTTATGCACTTGATCTACTCCGTTAATCGTTACAGTTATTGCAAATGTTCCGTCTGTAGCAGATCCTGAATTCTTAACAAATTCTCCACTTATCTTAATTCCTGAATCTGTTTCATTATCGTATCCATTGATAAAGTGAACTACTTCGCTTGATATGTTTAAATTAAACAAAGAAGTAAATGATAGATTACATACATCACTAGTATTAAATGTAGGTTTAGCATTATATACAACTGAAGCTTCTCTAATTTTAAATGTTACAATATCATCAGTTCCGTCTACATCTGTCATAAGATTCTTTTGTTTATTAAATGATAAGTCATTGTATGCTTCTATTCTAATATATCTTCCTGATTCAGATTGACCGTCATGATTAGGAAGAGTATCAAAAGGAGCTCTTACTCTAATAAATTTAGAAAGAGTACCTCTAACATTTTTATCAGAAGTAACTATTGCATTATTTCTCCATAAAGTATATAAATCACTTCCTTGGTATGCTAATGCTACGTTATAACTAGATTGATCTCCATCATTAATACTAGGAAGATTCTCTAAATTAATACTGTTAGAAACTGCAGGTGAATCATTAGTAAACTTATAAGTTGCGTTAACTGGATTAATTGCACCTAAATCGTAATAGCTATCTATTAAAGACGCATGATTGAAGTTATACTTAAGAGATCTTAATCTGAGATCGGGATGTATCGCATTTCTAGAAGGATCAAATCTTTGAGATATTGTCGAATATTGATCAGGCATTGTAGCATCCTCTATGTCACGTTCTACTTCTGCACCGAATAGATCTTCAGCTGACTGTACAACGTTGTCTAGGAAGTTACGAGAATCATCTGTAAGCAACATATCAATATTCGGCTGATACTTCTTAAGAGTAATCTTCCAATAAGTAGGTTCCATCATAAATCCTCTGTGTAAATAACTACCTTGAATCTCATACATTCTATTAATTAAAGGAAAGTATAAGAAATCCCTATGTCTAGGAGTAGCAGTGCTTCCAAATATAGATTTGAAATACATATTGTCTACATGAATCTCAAAAGGCATTTCAAAATCTAATCCAAATTGTCCAAATTTAGGATCGTTAGACGGGAAGTTATTTCCAGGAACTAATACTTTTAAACATTTACGATCTACATTCTTAAATAATGTCCATTCTTTAAATATAAAGTCTCCACTATCAGATTCCGGAACAGTTCTAAAATAGACTACCTCGTGACCAAACATCGTATTAGTATAGAAAGAAAGTTCTTTGAACATTCCAACCGCACTATCTACTTCGTAAGGTTTAAATTCGGGATTAGTATTCGCAATGAACGCCTTAGCCTTTTCATCAGAGCTCTGTAAAACTGGAGAATAAGTATTCTCAACATCAGATGCTTGAGAAAATCTAAGCTTAATCTCATTTATTTCAAGAGTATTGTCCAACTCATTAGTTGTAGTATCATCATATTCGTATCTAACTTCAAAATAATAGTCAGTACAATCATCGAAGATAATATCATCAGCTTCTCCTAAATCAGAAGGTGAAATGGCATACCATAGGGACCAATCTAGCTTATTTCTAGAATATCTTATTGATCTATTAAGATTATTTAAATCAATTGTACTCGGTGTACCTACGATGACATCTTCAACTAGGTCAGTGAATCCCGTAATACCTTTAATAGGATCAATCGTTGAATAGATTCTATAGTTTTTACTAAAAGTAATGGAATTTTTCTCCGGGTCGATTAATAATTTTATTGTAGTTTTTGCCATTAATGAGTTAAAATTACCTTTTTATTATTTATTCATAGATCCAAACTTAAACTGAATAGATTTTTTCGGTAGAAAATTAATATGAATAATAAAGACATACTAGATCCGTTATGGATTACTAAAGGAGAAGGTAAAGGAATTGATGCCGAATACTCTAAGTATGTTCTACTTGCAGCGAATAAGAAGTATAGAGAACTATTAGACGAAGGTAACACTGATAAGTTCTACGAAATACTCTTTCATTCTCTTAATCTTAATAATCTTGCTATTAACGGTAAGATATATGATTCTAAAATGAATGCGATTGCAAACGATCCTAAACTAAAACAAGTTAGAGAATATTTAATAGATATGTATTCTCTTCCTCAAGATATGATTGATATATTTAGAAATTCTAATCATATTCTTGTAACACTTCTAGTGGATTATCTAGATGAAATGATATATGCACTAGAGGAATCTAAATTATATTACCTGAATGAACATATACATGCTCAGAGAGAAATATTTATAATAAGAAACTATAATCCTGAGTTTAAATATGAAGTATGGAAACTTAAGTTCGACGGAAGATATAATTACTCGCATAACCTATCTAAGATAGAAGATCTTGAAATAAAAGAAGGTGAAGATTATACTTTAATGTCAGAGGTTAAAAGATCAGGAAACATGCAACTTAAGAATCTAAATACTGAGAAGAATGTCGTTTTTATATCTCATGCTAAAGATTTAGAAAATACTAAGCAGATAATTAATTCTGTATCTAATTCTATTGTGTTTTATAGAGCGTTTGATAGGAATAATAAATTTAATCCTAGAATCTTAGAAGAACTAAGAGAAGTTCTCCTAAGAGACAAAGTTATTCCTTTTGCTTTAAATTCTATCGTCTAAATTATCTTCCTAATTTAATAACGTTAACTGAAATCCTATCACATTTAGCTCTAGCAGTCCAGGATACTCCTGCTGGAATAATCGCGTTTATAGTAGGGTTAGATGTAAAGTTAGAAGAAAAAGTAGTTAAGTCTACTAATCCAGTAGATGCTAACGGAGTCCAATCGTTTATCTCGTCCGATCCTGTTCCAATTTTAGCTAGAATTTCAGCAAATTGCTGAGAATCAGTACCTACATTAACTCTGTTTATCTTAACAACGACCATTACATCAAAAGGATAAGGTGGAAAGCTTCCACTTAAATTGTTATCCGCTACTACCCATAATCTTCTAGAAGAAGGAAGATCTTCATTAGAAGGCCAATTTGTCGATAAACATCTAGCTTCGCTATCAGATCCTAATCCAGAGGAACTATCTACGAAGTTATTATCTAATATCTGAACTCCAGTATCAGAATCCGCAGTACCTAATACTAAATTTTGACCTAATTCAGGTCGAATAGTAAAGTTAACACCTGTGTTAGATGCGTTTGAAAAATCTCCTACTGAATCAAGGGATCCTATTATAGCTGAACGATAAGCGTTATCGTATGCATCTCTATATCCCCATTCAACGAAGTTATTGCCTTCATTTACGCCTGCTCCTGGAATATTACCAGACAGTATTGCAAGAGGAGCTCCACCTGCTGATTCTATTCTTACTGCATTAGTGTTACCTGCTTTATCGCTAGATCCCGCTGTAGATAACCTATCAGTATAGAAGTCACTTACTGCTCCATGTTCAAGTGCATAGTTTGAATAATCAATAGGCTGAGAAGGATCTCCTAAAGTCACTATATTATTGCTAAAGTTTGCTCCTGTACCTTTGCTGATATGTAAATGTTGACCATCAGTTTCGTTACTAAAGTGAACTCCATTAGCATTAAATCTATCTGTTTTAAGGTTGTCCGCATTTAATATATTAGCATTTATCTTTTGTGCATCTATAGAAAGAGATGAAATACTGTCAATCTCGGAATTACCTATTTTAACATGATCTGATTCTATACCATCTATTTCTAACGTTATTAACTCAGATTGATTGAAATCACCAGAAGTAGTAACATATATGTTATTACCTGATATTAACATTCTAGATGCATTAGATACTGATAGCACTTTCTTCCAAACTACAATAGGATTCTTAGGATCTCTAATATCTACTTTAATTATACCAGATGTTCCAGATGTTGCATAATCAGATCCAGAAGATTCAGAATATAATAAGTATAAAGAGTTTCCTGAAACTTTAGCTTCGAGAGCTCTCATGTTAGAATCTCCATCGTATAAAAGTGAAGTTTCTTCAATGAATACGTTTTCAGATCCTCCGGAAGTTGCTTGATTAGAATGTAAATCTTTACGCTCTATATCGTATACGTGTAATTGGTTTCTATAGAAAGCATATAAGTAATTACCTTTTATTTCTACTGCACCGAACTTATTCAACCCTCCGTCTGCATGATTAAGAGAATTCACATTAGAAGGAGAATTGTATATAGGATTTCCAACTGACGTCCAGAATGAATCGAATTCTTCCCTCCAGTTACCTCTAACCATTTTAACATTATAACTAAGATCAGTAGCACCTGCTGCTTGGAAATCTATAACTAGAGAATAAGCATATTCTCCTTGAACTTTAAGATCTAATGCATGTGCTTTTGGCGTACCGTGAACTCCCGGGTCAAAATTTAAAGTATCTATAATCTTAAATCCTTCTCTAGGAGATGATATATCGACTAATACCATTACTGCGTTACCTCCTCCATAAAAATGATTAGCAACTGATCCTACTGTACTTACTCCAAATGATCTAAGCATTTGAGTACTTATTACTGCGACGTCTCCTAAAACTTCTATTCTATGATATCCTTGATATTCTCCATTTGATTCAGGAGCTACGTTTAAAGGATTGGAAAGTTTTCCTTCAACAAATAAAGGGCTTCCTTTAACTGGAGATAAATCCTGAGAAAATCTAGGGTTATATTCAAATACCTGAAGATCTGCTAAAGAATATCCTGCAACGTTAGAATAATCATAATCATTAGTATTGTTAACAACATAAACGAAATTACCTTCCATTTTAACGTCGCTTACTCCAATACCGTTTATTGTATTACTTAAGCCTAGTCCATTTGATGTCCACGTTCCAACTAAACTAGTATCAGATGGATTAGTCACATCATAATAACTTAATCTACCCCATAAAGAAGAATCACTTAACGGAATTCCAGGAGATTCAGTAGTAGACGAAGTAGAATCTATAGTAAGTATATTTCCGTCTATTTTTACTATACCTGCGTTACCGTATCCTTGTCTAACAGTTGCAGCGTTTTGGTTACTAGATGTTGAAATATCTAAATCTCTAAATTCAGAAGTACCTGCTTGAATAATGTTACCACCGTCCTGGATTAATTTAGTATTGACGAAAGTAGCATCTATTGTTGCGTCATCTCCTTCTAAGAATAAATAGTTTTTATTATTAAATACTTCGTTTGCACTTTTTTGGTAGTCTAATGCTAATCCCATCGCTACGCCTACTGAACCTATATTAAACGCAATACCATTAACAGCAGTAGGCCCTGGAGAATATTCACTTAGTGCTTCTATAGAACCTATTCTAGTTACTAATTCAGAACCTACGGCACCGTCCCATTTAGCAGAAACTAATTCAAACATAGAGTTATAATCTAGATCTATGATTGGATCAGATTCTGAAATAGACGTACTTAGTCTTCCTATATAAATATATCTAGAACTTCCTCCTAAATCGTCAACTAAATGTCTAAATTTAAGATCATGTTTAGTTTTACTAATAACAGGAGTTCCTGCTCCGTTTCCAAATAAATTAGAAACATCAGAGAAATAAGATCCTAATTGTAAATGATATCTTTGAGGAGTACCTCCAGTACTAACTACATCTGTGTTTATTCTAGCTAATGACGTATATAAATCAGTTTCAGTTTCAGTTATTCCTGATTCGTCGAAGTTATTAAGAAATAACATGTCGTTAGTAGATGAACCTCCTATTGTATCATTACTTACATCATTTCTATTCTTGAACGTAATGAATCTTTGCTGAGGATCTGCTATTTGAAGATCTCTTACAAAGGCTATAGACGATGCAGTAGAGATTTGAGCAGATATAATAGCTCCTAAGTCAGTGACTAAATTCCAATTAACTCCATCCCATTGATATTGGTTACCTGTACTTCCATCAACATGTAAATCGTTTGTTAATAGTCCAGTGGGTAATCCTGCAGTTGGAGTAGATGTACCAACATACCATAAGCTACCTCTAGTTCCAGCAGGTCCAGTTATACCAGAAGGTCCAGCAGAACCGATAGGTCCCTGTATACCTTGTATACCCTGTTCTCCGATCCCAAGCTCCAATAATCTATTGAAGTTAAAATTCAGTTTATCTACTGTAACTCCTTGAGAGTCGCTTCCAAATAATTCTTTTAGGTTTATTCTTATTGGCATTATTATATAAATTTAATTTTAACTTTAGGGCTGATTAATAATCCGCTGTTAAGTCTCTTAGAGAAATTAAAAGTAAGTATTAACCTCTTAGATTTATTTATTTCCAAATTCTTATTTGGTTTATAGCCTAAATTAAACCTTTCTTTGTCAGTTAAGAATCTAAACTCAATTGCGTTTATATTTGTATTAGAAGTGTCTTCAACTAGAGTCTTATCTTCTTTTTCAAAGAATTCAACTTCTTCTATTTCGTATAATCTTAATATGTTGACTGCAACATAATCTTTAATGTAATCTTCGATAGTTTCAAAGTTTCCAATAAACTCAGGTCCTACTTTCAAGAATTCGTTAAATTTATCAGCTATACCATCAGAAAGTAAGAAGCTAGTTATAACATTTTCTATATTGATTATTCCTTCTACAGTATTTTCATTTTCAGTATATGCAATTTCAATATCGTCAATATTAACTGAAGCTAAATTGTCAACTTTAACAAGGTCATAATTTTCTAATTCTATGTTAGGTCTTAGGTTTATAAGCTTAGATATAAAAGTTTCATCTTCTTCTATTCTAAGAGTACCTGATACAGGATTCTTTAACTTTTTATCTGAATATCTATAGTGGAATCCATAATCCCAGTTAGAAGACAATAAGTCGTAATCTTCTCTACCTATAGCTATTTCATCAATTAATTCATATTGAGGATCGAACTCGCTATCTGCTTCTAATGATAATATCTTATTATTTGCAATCTTAATGTGATTAAAGTTTTGAATATTTAAGAACTTATCAATATTAATGTTGAATAATGTATTACTTAAATCAAGATCTTTAATATCATTATTAACAAATTTAAACTTAGAATTAAAAGTAAATACGTTTTTGAAAAGAGGAGAGAATCCTCCATCATATCTGTTTATTTCGTAAGTATTATCTAATTCAGTCGATTCATAAGTATATCCAACTACCTGATTAAATGCGGCGTTTGATGGCTTATTAGTATCTTCAACTGCAAGAATAGCAGACTTCTTAATTATAGAAGAAGTATCTGGAATTTCACAGAACCAGTTTAAATCTGATGTCGATAATGTAGTTCCGTCATATGAATAAGATTCATATTCAATAAACGGATTAAGCTCATTTACATATCTCTTAAATCCTGCGAATGATATCTTTTCAAATAAAGTTTCATAGTATAATTTACCTCCACTTAATATCTTATTAACATAATTGTTCTTATAGTAAGTAGCATTAAGTCCAGTTGGAATACCTGCTTCAACGATATTATTGTCTGAAATTAATTTAAGATCAGAAGTCACTGAGAATACTATTGAGTTCTCAGTAGCAGATATTAATTTACTCACATTTAAAGGAGTAAACGTTGGAGAATAGTCTATAAACTTATTAGACAATGTAGTTAAATCTTTACCTATTACAAAATTGTCCTCAGTAGGCTGATTTATTTCATCAGATAAATTAGAAGGATAATTAGAAATAGCATCTATTGTAAGATTGGTTACAGATGGTAAATTAACTCCAGACGAACTTATATTAATAATAGAACTAAGCTTTATATTAGAGAATCTATTAAGCTTATTGTTGTATTTTTTATTTCTAATAGAATATAATCCAGCATAAGTTAAGTCAGACACAAGATCTCCATTGAAATCAAATCTATAATCTCCATTAATAGTGTCATATGCTAAAGTTCCTCCAGCTCCAATTGACGATAGGAAATTAGAACTATTTACTGGAGAAGAGTCAGTAAATCTAATTTCAGGTATACTGTCATACGGCGCATAATTCTGAGAAGGAGAAAAATATATATTGTTATCTCCAGAAAACACAACTGGTCTATCTTCAGATCTAAATGTGAAAGAACCAGTCAATTCAGTTAAAGTATCAGTAGTTGGATCAAGTTCTAGAACTCCGTCTATAATAATAAAATATATTAATCCATCTCTTTCGAGTACACAAGAAACATTATCACTACTTACTCCTGTTGGATATGATATTGGCGTAATTGCATCAGTTAATAGATTTAGCTTATAGAAATCAGTAGGAGACGCTCCTGCGCTTTTAAATTCAGTGAAATATATAAATCCATTAGCTTCAGCTGACATATTTCTATAGTGAAAATTGCCACTAATTACTTGATTAGATCCAATTACTGTTAAAGTATCAGTAATTGGATCTAATTTTGAAATATTTCCTCCATTATCTCTATCAAATATATACATATATCCGTTACTAGCATATATTATATCTCCTTGAGGATTTAATCCTGAGAAAAGAGTAGATACAGTATCAGTATTAGTATCAATCTTTAAAATATCTCCGGTATTATAACTAACAGCATACTGTATTCCGTTAGGAGAAGTATCACTATCGATATATTTAAAAGTTCCTGCTGGAACTCCTGCTGTTATATTAACATAAGTATCTGTTGATGGATCTATTACTAGAACTGCAGACGCATTATGAGGTGCGCAATATATTTTTCCATTAGGAGCAATGCTTGCTGTTCTATATTGACTATCATCAGATGGAACGAATCCTCCAAATAATCCTACTTTAGTCTTATTAATAGGATCGAATTTAAGAACATTTGTAGTATTTTCAGGCGGAGCATATATAAATCCGTTTCCGCCGTCTACTAATTGTCCCCATGCTTTTGATTTTCCAATAGGACCTCCCCATCTATACTGTTCAATTTTTCCAGTTTCTTGCCAGATACTATCTATTGAATCAACATCACCTAGTCTTATCTCTATTAAAAGTAATATGTATTTAAAATCTTTATGCTCTATTAATCTATATCTAATAGGCGGCTGATTAGGATTATCTATATCTTCTACAAGAGGCTTAAGTATAGCCGCAAATTTATAATCCTCAAACCTGTTAGAATTAGGATTAAATTCAGGCTTACCTGATGAATCTATATTATTAGCATCTATGAAATCTTTAAAAGATATCTTGAATCCCTTAAATAAAGCCTCATAGATTCCTTGTGCATTCTTGTTTATAGGAGAGTATCTAGTTTGAGTCTCTGCTATTTCTTCTCCTCCAAAACTAGGAGTATATGTGAAATAGTCAGTAAAATATCCTTCTTCAGTCTGAGCTCTTGTTAAATCAAAGCTTTCGTCAAAATAAGAGTTGTTTAATTTAGTAGTATCTTCCGATTCACTATAATTAAAATCAGACTCTATGTAAAACCATTCATGAGTAAAGTTAGAAGGATTTTGAGAAAGATCTTCATGATCAGGAGAGAAGTTATTGAATCCAAATGGAAGTTCACTATTCAATCTGTAAGGATTGCTTCTAGAATCAGTTCCATCAGTTGCACTCCATTTTGTAATATAAGGAATCATCTTAGATCTTAATGCAAAATCTAAGTTTTCATTTTCTTTATAGAATTCATATTCGCTATTTGCTAGTCCGTTAATATATTTAGTTCTAAGTGAAAAGCTAAGATCATTAGATTCCGGTACTACTTTATCAGGATCTTTTACTGTAAAGAACCCTTCAAAGTTTAAGAACTCTTCGTTCTCATCTTCTATTTCAACGAAGTCATCTAAGCTTCCTGGAACTCCACTGTTATCAAACACTAAGAAAGGAGATCCTGATACTACATCATATCCTCTAGATCCTCCTGAAGGAACATATACTAGCCTTCCAGTGTTAGGCCCAGAAGGATCATTATTAGGATAAATGTCTCCTGTTCCAGATGGATATCGTATTTGACCTGTTCCTACTAATTTATAGGTAGAGTCTTCCTGTAATATGTCAATATTAGGAGGAATGAAATAATGCTTATATAAATCGATAATAGGGAAATTAAGATATTCACTAGAATAGAAATCGAAATCAAAGTCTTTAATAGGGAAAAATGAAAGAAGTCCAAATGACGGTCTATGTTTAGATCTCATCATGAAGTTTTTAAACTTAACTTCAGGTTCTTCGTCTTGTTCTAGTACTATCGCTATATTATCAAAGAAACTGCTAATTGAGTTTCTTCTATCTACATCAGTAGTTGAATTTTTTTCTAATATCTCGTCGATGTATTTAGAAACCTTTTTAATCTTAGACCATCCTGTTTTCGTTTTAACTAGAATGTCATCGAAATTATCTACTATCTTGTTATAATGATCTTCACTGATAATTAATCTGTTTTTATTAGATCTAGAACCTCCTTCAAATGGAATTAAAGTTCCAATTAAATCGGATCCTGAAGTATCATTTATAACAACACTATCGTATACTCCAGTCGGAGAATTAAACTCTAATGAATAAGCAGCATCTGAATCACTAGGAACTTTTAATCTAATAAAAGCGAATTCATTGAATGCAAGAGCTTCGAATCTAGAACTTCTTATTCCATTTAGACATCCAACTAGAGCTCTAATAGTCTGCTGATCGGATCCGTCTATATTAAAATAGAAAGTATCAAATCCTGCTACATTATCAAAATCGTTATATACATAGAAATCTCCTGGATTAGGAACTACAGAATATCCTGAAGTTCCTATAATAGAATCATATCTACCCTTAGCATCTGATCTAGTACCATTTAAGTGATATACTTTAATTTCATCTAAATGAGATAGCTTATCAACGTTTATATATGAATGGCTAAATCCACTTACATTTGAAGAGAATCCTTCGTCTTGTAAGAATACTTCTCCAGGTCCATAAAATTTACTAAGTTCTATATCAGTATTAGACAATCTAATCTTTGCGTTAGTTAACTCAGTAGTTCCTTCATAGTCAATACTATATGGAGAATCTAATTTAGGTAAATATATGTTAGAATCCTTATCACTGATATAGTTAAAGAACATGTTGGACTTATCCTGGAAAATATTTTCAAAATCAGAGAATAATATTCCAGAATTTTTAGCAGGTATAATTACACCATCTTTATTAGATTGAGTTACTCTATCAGTGTCCCATTCTTTATATGGAGTTCGTATGGCAGGAGTATTCTCCCAAGTACCTCTTTCGCTGTATGCTCTTTCAAGATCTATATCAAGTTTACTAAGCTCTATTGCATTTATATAAACTCCTAAATATCTATTGAAATCGTATAACTCAGAAGAGTCGTCATTGAATATAAATTCAAAATTTATTAGGTTAGGAAGTATTATACCGTTTCTTTCATACCCTCCAGTTATAAATTCCTCGAATCTTTTAAGAGGAGCTGATGTAGAATAAAAATCATTCAATAATTCTCCTCTACTTCCCATTACTCCTGAATTGAACATGATACCATTCCATTCAGTAAGCTCTCCTTTTTGATATGATACATTAAGAGGGCTAGTAGGAAATTGTTCAGATTCAATGTAGTCTCTGATATACTTACCTACTTTAGTAGTTCTTCTAATATCAAAAGTCTTAATAATAGAAGATTTTTTAAATAATTCTTTTATGTATTCCTCTCTGTTAAAAGGGTATTCATTTTTAAGATCCTCAATATTCTTGTTAATTGGATCGTCTATTTTAAATATAACAAAGAAATCAGGAACGTCTTTCTTTAAATACATCGGAGCAAAATATGACATTCTTTCGTCGTATCTCTTACTCACTAGATATTTTGCACCGCTAAAATAGTTAGCAAAGTCATACTGATCTTTAAAATCAGTAGACGTCTTAGTATTGTCAAACGATTCCTTTAAATCGAATACTATATCATTTGGAGTAGTTCCATTGTTAAAAAACCTGAACATATTTCCAGATAAAGATATAGTTGGATCGATAGCAACTCTCTTATAAAGATCTTTAGATAGCTCGTCATTAGCATCTATTGAGTTTAACCACATATTGTCGTTTCCATCAATAGTAAACTTAACGTTACCCGTTAATTTAGGGTTAGTTCTAACTACTTGAAAACTTGAACGGTCTTCAAGGATCTGAGAGTAATTAATTTCTACAGCCATTTAAATATTAAAATGTTACTGAAACACTACCCTTAGACGGAACAACTGGAGAGTCTAGAGTGGTTTCCTTTTTATACTGAGTATTTACCTCAATATCAAATGAGAATGGTGATTCATCTTTTATGTTGATATCAACACCTATCTTCTTAGAATATTTTATATTCGTAAGTTGCTCATTGGTTCTAAAACCTCCAACGTTTCCTAATTTATCAGAACATCTATATTGGAATAATACTGGAATGTTAATAGCATTCTCAGATCCAACTTCAACGTTAACTGTAGACAAGCTAGGATGGTTACCTTCGACTGAAATAGCCTCGTAACTATTAGGGAACATATATAAATAAGATCCACATGTATATTTACCAACTAAGAATTCATCATTAGGAGAGAATCCTAATTTAACAGGATAGTTGGAAGCATTTCTTAAAGTATTATCAGTAACTACTATTGGAGTATTTCTATTAAGCTGAACGCTTGAACCATTACCAAATACTCCAGACTTTTCATTAACTGAAGTTTCCATAAATAAAGAGTGAGAAAACTCCATATATTTCTGATTAGCTCCAGTATCTATAGTAGGAGGAGCTGAAGAATCAAATTCAGGTTGAAATAATTCTTGCTGCTGTCCAGTAATATCATAAGAAGTACCTAAAGCTGAAGTTGCTAAGAATGGATGATCTTTATGAATACAAAATTCACTTACATATCCTCCTCCTTGAGGAACTCCTGATCCATCTGTAGTTCCATCCCAAACATTAGAGTCTGTTGAAAATGGAGTAGAGAAAGTTGGAGTACCGTCCCATATAGGATCAAAAGGTAAGTAGTGACCCCAGTCAAAAGGAACAGGGTCTGAAATACCTGCTACTGAATTACCTCTAAAGTTATAGGATGATCCTACAGTAACTAATCCACCAACAGGTTCTCCATATAAATCAGTAGATAAACCGTAATTCTTAAATCTACTGTTAACAAATTGACTTTGAACTTGAGCTGATTGGAATCCTGGAGTATGAGATAGTCCAGCTATTTCTCCTTCAGTTAAAGCATTAACTGATAGAGGAGCTAAGTCGTACCTTCTGTTAACGTGATAATCAGAATCCGGAAATGCAATAGGATCTGAAGTAGGAGCAGATTCTTCAATACCTCCTCTAAGAGCTGCAACTAATTGCAAAGCAGTAGCTGAAGTATTTTCAATAGAAACTATATACTGTTTAGTTATAATATCTCCTTCATTATATACAATAGAAGATCCAGACGTATCTTTTATCTGATCTCTATAATAACCAGCGAATAAACTAAGAGTATCTCCGTTTTTAACCTCTGATGTATTTCCGTCATTATCAATTAAGCTTACTTTAATAACTCCTTTTTCAAGAGTAATTGATTGTTGTAAGCTAGTTAATTCATTTTCTAAATTTTTAAGCTTCTCAAAAAGGTTAATGATATTACCTTCATTTGTAAAGAATCCACTAGCAATATCTTCTGATTTATGTGAGAAGAATCTTTCACCTGTCGTGAATTGATTTTGTAAGTGAAGATCTAAACCTCTAGAAGTTAATTCTTCTTCGAAATCTAATCTTGCTTCTTCAGCAAATGTTTGTTGAGAAATAATAGAAGCTTCTTCAGCAGACTGAATATCTTCTGGGAAAGCTACTTGAACAGAATCAGACCATTCAGATTCAACCGGATTATCCGGCCATCCTGCTTCAGAAAGAGATTTAACCTGTATTTCTACAGTTTCTCCTTTTCTAATTGCTATATCCAATTGGTTAGTATTAACCTCTTCAACGTTAGCAACATCTTCAGTTGACCATTCATATAAACCAGTAGTCTCATTAAGAGTCTTGGTTCTAGGCTTTGTTAATATTTCATTCCATGGAGAGAATACAGCAAATGTAGAATCTTCTCCAGTAGTCACCTTAGATTGTTCTGCATTAGGTGCAGTTCCTTTTTTACTAAGGTATCTATATCTAATTTTAAACTGTGCTACTTCCTGTGGACCATATTGACTGCTCTTAGCGTCTGGAATAGGCCAAAATCCTCTAACTCGATACTTAGGAGATCTGTTAAAAGATGGAGTAGTGCTCAATTTAGAAGTAATATTCTTAACAGTACTCGTTAATTGAGTAGTCAATGTAGATTTTAAATTGATCGCAGTTGTTAAATTCTTTTGCAATCTATTCTTTTCAGAATCAGTTTTCTGAGAATCGTTTAATTGAGCTTTGATACTATCAATCTCTTTGTTATTCTCCTGAATTCTTACTTTAATATTTTCTTTTTCAGATATTTGATTTTGAATTTCATTCTCGTCCTCATCTTCTTTAATATGAGAATCTATTTGAACTACGCTAAAATCATCTGCGCTAATAGCAGGAACGTCTGGAGTTTCAGCAATAATAGCTGGAACTTTTCTCTCTTTAGCAGAATTTAATAAGATTAGTCCAAAATCAGATACGAAGTTATTGTAGTAATCTTCTAAAGTAGAAGTACTGTTATCTTCAAGTTGGATTGTTAATTCGTTGGAGTGAGATCCAAATCCGTTTGAATAATCATCTACTGTGATATTATTATTCTTACTAATAGGCTTAATGAATATTACTTGTCTTTCGTTATATCCAACATTTACCTTAAGTTCGCTAGGTCTATAAGGAACTGGCTTAATTCTTAAGATGTTTGCTCCTACTGTAATTGGTTCAATACCAAAAATTCTTTCAAGAACTACTTCTGAAGTTGTTCTATTTACAGAAGTTACTTTATATTCCGAATCATTATCAGTAATTAATACATCTCCTTCTGCAAGGATTCTAGTATTAGCAACTTGATCAAGAACATCAGTATAGTTTAAAGTGCTTAATTTATATCTTCTTCTGGCTACAGTAACAGTATCTCCAGTAGAAAGAGCTTGATCAGATTCTTCTTCAAATATTCTAGTAACATCGAAAGATCCTTTGAATCTGTTAACTGCAGTTTCCATATCAACTACATTATCATCTTCAAAGAAATCAATACCTTGATCTTCTAAGTCTATAAGAAGGTTATTTAATCTAATATCATTTTCACCTTTATAATTATCATCGAAATACTGTAATTGATCATCGTCAATAGAGTTGATAATAATTCTCTTTACGTCGAATTGATTAATGTCATCAGTTAAGATTGAGTTTACATCAATTGCAACGAATAATAAAGGATTTAAGAACGATTCAAAGAACCAGTTATTTCTTACTCCAAATGAAGTAGGAACAGAAAGATTAGTGTTCTTAATATCTTCTAATTCTTGTATAAGTTGAGATACTTTCTTTAATTCGAATTTTCTAACATCTCCGTTAGCTGATTTAATTCCGATAACATCGTCATTAGTAGATACTAAAGTATCAAACTTAGTGTTAACGTCATCGATCTTTCCTTTAAGATATCCGAATGATGGAACATTGATAGTAGTCTCATCACCATTATCTAATACTTGAGTAATCGACACATTTTCAGACTTAGACTCCAATATATTTTGAAGGCTAAATAGGAATTCGTTCATGTTGTTTACATCAACAACTAATCTACTTAGTAAATCTGATATCGTATTTTTAGTACTACTCATTAGTTTTATCTTATTTTATCAACTTTAAATTCTAAAGTCTCGTCATTTATACAAATGATCTCAAATATAGGTTTATTACTAGCATCTGTGAAATCAGTTTCATCAAATAAAGTAATAGATTTTCCGTATGTTCCTAGACCAATAGCGTTTGTCGCATCAGTTTTAATAGTCACATTGTAAATATCAAGTATAAACTCTTCAGCAAATACTAATTTTACAGTTTGACCTTTCTTCCAAGAGTTAATAGTATCATCAATAAAAATTTCATGATCGTTAACTAATATAATAGGAGCAGTATGCTCGTGTCTAACGTAATTGCTAAACTTAGAAAGAACAATAGTATTATCGTTAAATAAGTTAGCAATAGAAGTATTAGAAATATTATAATCTTGGTTAGCATTCTCTACTTTAATTCTATTAGGAGTATTAGTATTTAAAGAAATACCATCTCCTGGTCTAATGATATCGGCATCGTAAGAAATAGTAATGTTAGTATCTCCGTTGATAATATCATTTATCTTTTCGTTGTTATTCTCTATCATTTTGATCAACTCATTCGTATTATTGAATATAGCTGAATTAGCAGTTAAAGAAGTTTCAACGTTATTAATTCTTATTTCTAACTCATTTAAATCTTCAGTATTAATTAAAAGATCCTTAAGACCTTCTACATCTGTTGATAATTGAGTAAGTTCTAATATCTTATCATTTAAAGTAGTTTGGATAGATTTAAACTCAGTTAAAACGTCAGTAAATAAATCCAATGAGAAAGTAGAGTAATCATTAATAGATCTCTCAACTAAAACATTCTCAATAGAAGTATCAAGCTTTAAATTAGCTTTGAATCCAAATGAGTTTCCATTAACTTTATTTAAGACGTCTGGTCTATATTTAGTTATAAATGGAATACTAAATTCTAATCCGTCTTGTTCTATTTTATCAAGGAATAAAACTCCATATAAGTTAGTTTGAAAATCAATAGGATTTCCGCTACTATCTAAGTTATTAGGATCAAATGTATCGTAATAGATTAGAATAGCATTGAATTGGAAATCTTTATTTGCTACGTAATCATTGAACTGAGAGAAAACTTTAATCTCAGGATTCTCAGAAGCAAGTTTATAATTTTCTAAATCGAAATCTAATGAAATACCGTCAAGAGTATTTCTAACATATTCAGTTGTAGTAGTTCCATCAGTCTTAGTAATGAACTGATCTTTAGCAACGTCATAAGTTGAAGCGCCGTCTGTATAATATGCATTGTTAATTGTTCCTAATCCGTCCCATGTTCCTGGAGTAGGAGATACTAATATATCATCAGTAATAGAAGTAGAAATACTAGCATCATCTAAATCGTAATATGCCTTAACAGATAATCCAAAAGGATGAGTCTCGCTAAAAGATCTACCAGATAAATATTCAATATCTAAAGGATCGCTTGGACTATTTGCAATAGTTAATCCTGCCTCATAGTTATCATCAGATACTGACTTAAATAATACATGAGGAGTTGTTCCTACATTAGTAGGGATGTGCATATAAACCTCAGTATATGAATTATCATTTGATTTTATTGTGTTGACTACATCAATGTCTCCAATATACTGAACAACTCTATTATAAGTACTAGTAGGAGCATGTGGCTCTACGAATCTTTTATCAGTACCTAAAGCAGTTAAATTCTTTTCAAGATTATTGGCATCTCTAAATCTTACAGCTCCTGATTCTTTTAACCATTTCCAAAACACTCTTTCAGAGATAGTTAATTTTTCTTCTCTTTTATAACTTGGTCTACCAATCATTAAAGCTTCCATGTTAAGTGCATAACTTTGGAAAGATTGAGCAAGATTTATATTCTGATCAGAGTTAAGACCCTCTATCATGTGAGATTCACCCTGTGCTAGAAACTGAAATTTATTATCAGTCTCCAAAGTATCAGGTGTTCCGAACTCAGGAATTCTTAAAAGAGCAAACTTAGAAAATCTAACTCCATTCTCGCTATTAGCTAGAGTGATGTTGATGTCTTCCAACGCACTTTGAAAAGTGTAAAGAATACCCTTTTTATTCTGTATAGGTTTTAATAGAGGAGTAACCGCCATCTTTTAAATTATTTTTAGTATATGTCTAACCCTACTGCAGAGTTGATAATTAATCTATCATTAGAAGTTCCGTCAATAATATAGTTGAAACTTACAGAAGATCCAAACACCCTGTTCGCGCTTTTTAATGGATCAGCACTTGAGTAATTTACTCCTAACGTTAATCCTTCTCCTGCAAAATCGCTATGTAATAAAATAGGATTAGTAGTAGATTGATTAGTTCCTGCCTCTATTGTAATTTCTTGTTGAAAAACGTTAGATGCAGTAATAATTGAAGAATTACCTGAATTTTCAGTTATGTCTGAAACAACTATATTAAAAGAAGTATTTTGAGCAGGTGGATTAGTTGCATCAAAATCTATAACTAAAGCGAATTTAGTCATAGCTGGCGCAAAAGGAGTACCTCCTCCGAAACCAAATACTTGAGTTGCTCCAATATTAGTTTCAGCTTCTATATTAACATAAATATTATTCTTAGAAGTATTAGTAAGAGTTAAAGTTGCAACTGCAGTATCTACTGTATCAAACTCAGCAAGAACTGTTACGTTCTCTTTAGACTCTATTAAAGAAGATTCTAAAATAACTGCTCCAAGAGTAGCAGTATCAGTTACCACTAAATCATCATTAATAGTAATAGTATTTGCAGTAATTGTATCAACGTCAATAGACGTATCGATGTTTAAAATATCTACATTCAGTACGGACTGGTTACTAACATTTTGGCTTAATTGTGCGATGATATTATTAGGAGTACCTGTTTGAAAGATAAATCCATCATCTTGAAGGATTAAATTATCAGTCTTAATGCTCTCAATCGCATTATCAGTACCTATAGTTTTATTAGTGATATCAATCTCAAAATTGTTAATCAAGTCCTCTAATTTATCCTTTAACAAAAGTACATTAGAGTTATGTATTGTTGCAATATCTGTAACGAAATCAGTCTGTAAAATTTCTTGAATTGCTAAATCTACCGCTGTAAATGCCATAATGGTGTAGTTATTTTATTTTATTTATTTAATCAATTGAATTTCTTTAATATTTCAGTTTTTCTTCTGTTTAGTCTAGTTTCTGTATATTTGATATAATCTTTCTTATCTACGACATTTATAAGTCTGTCAATTTCGTTTACATATGAAGTTCCTCTATTATCGATAACCTCAACTTTAAGTTTGAAATTTCCAATATCTTTAAACTTCCATACAAAGAACGGAACTCCAGTAACTCTTATTATTTCTTCTTCTCTATTAGAATCAATAAGAGTCCAAATATATTCTTCCTTACCGTCTAGATTATTAACAGTAAAGAACATTGGACAATTCTCTGGAATAGTGAATGAACTATCAAATATCTTAACGTCATTTAAGTTAAACGAATTTTGATCAAGCAAAGTAGGAATAAATCCTTTTTGAACATCGTCTTCAATAATCATATTCTTAGTATCTTTCCAGAAAGTTGGATCATCTACATTACCATTTAACATATCAGATGTTTTGGCATACATAAATAACATTTCCTCATTGAAATCTGTAGAAATACTTTTTAAGTTATCAATTACTCTTTTTGAATGAGTATCTTCCGGAGTAAAGAAACTATACTGGTCTACTTGAACGCCAGTTGCTCCTACTGGAATTGTATCTAGCGTATGATACATTACTTTTGAGAAATATTCTCCTTGAGCATGAATAACAGTCTTATCAATTGAAGTAGTAACAGGAAGAGATGAACTATCGTCAAAAGTTAACTTAAGAATAGAATCTCCTGTATTATCTCCACTGATTGAATATGCATTATTTCCTTCTACTATAAGCTTTAAATAAAACTGAATATTAGATACAGTAAGAACTTCTGTAGTAACATCTGTTGTAATATCCAATTCTATAACTTTACCGGTATATAATGAATATCCATATATCTTATCTCCCGGAAACGCTATAATATCAGTCATATTAGATCCAACAGGAGCAGCTATTTCAACTAAGCTATTAGTTAAAGGATTGTATCTAAAAAATGAATCTATTACCGCAGCATATAGATTATTATCAGAACCTTCTACTAGATCATTAATAGTTCCAGATGCAAAAGTTAAAGGAAATGATGACGTAATATATGCATCAGTATTGGGGTCAAGTTTAACTAAATCAACTGACATAGATCCAATATCTAAGAAGTATACGAATCCATCTACACTGCTATATCCTCCAGCAGGAAAGTTAAAGCCTGGGATAGTGAATGAGGTAACAGTATCGGTATTAGTATCTATTTTAATTATAGCATTAGTCGCAACTGTTCCATATCCATATATCATACCATTAGGTGTAGTCACTGGATTATCTAATCTAATAGATGTTGAAGAAGCTCCAGGAAGTGGCCATGGTACTGTATAATAAGTATCATTAGTTGGATCAACAACTAACATATCGTTATGAGTTAATTCAGGGAAAAAATAAAGCTTTCCATTAGTTTCTGATTTTGCTCCATATACATATAGCCCTCCGCTTACTGGAGGTGTAAATGTTCCAAATTCAGAAACAGTATCGTTGGATAAATTAACTTTAAGAATAGTTGACGCTCTATACGGAGCTGAGTATGCGAATCCATTATCAGCATTAACTAACACTTGTCGCTCATCATCAATCGTAGCAGTATGAAAGTAGCTATCAACTGGATCACTAACTGTACCAGGACTAGTAGATCCTGGCGTAGTAGAAGTAAAAGTGACATCTAATACTTCGTAATTATATAATTTAACACCTTTATGAGAAGATGTGTTTAATTGAGCAGCTAAATCATCAAGATCAGTATGAGCAGGTATTGAATAGTCTGAATAAGAGCTAATTTTTAAAGTATCACCTGCGACTGCGTCCCACATATAGAATCCTGCTAAAAAATCATCAGTGTAAACAGTATTGCAAATTCTCTGGAAGAATGAACCTTCTATTGAAGAGTTATCAAAATCCTTAAGAGTTAGAGGAAGCTGATCTTCTCCTAATCCCCAATAAGATTTATAAGGATGATCTTGAGTAGGATCTGTAAATGGAACATAAGAATTAGATGAAACATCAAATAATTCAGCGTCCAATAAGTTAGCTCCTAAACCATAACTGTTTTTGTAAAGTCTAACCCATTCTAAAAGGTTCTTATAAACGTTGATTCTTGGAACTGAATCTTCATTATCTAATACATTAACTTTAGGATAGAAGTTATAAGAAGGACCGAAGTCAATCAATTGAACATTTTCTAAATTGTCTATTTGATAATCAAACTTATCTTCTATTCTAGTAACTCCTACTATTTCAGGTTTTAGATCATCTTGAACCAATATAAACTTGCTGAATACACTAGTATTTCCTCCAAAATCATGAAGTTGAGCAGTTACTCTATAATTTCCAGCATATGGAAGGAAATGAGGTAATTTATGTAAATCCTCAATTTTTCCTCTGTATTCAAAATTATAAGGATTAGGTGAATGTTTAGTAATCTTCCAAGTAATTTCATAGAAATTCTTAAAGTCTATATTTCCAAGTTTGAAATACGGATCTAAACCTCCCATTCCAGCAAGATCGTCAAATGTTACACCTTTAAAGTTTTCAAAAGTAAACTTTCCAGTATTTATATCAAGTACTATAGGAGCTCCTATTACTCGTTCAGGATCGTCTCCCTGTTCCCATGTTAATCTTGCTCCTAAATCTGGGAATCTTTGATTTCTAATCTCATTGTAAAATTCTTCAATGTTATCAACGATCGGATCAATATCAGAAGGAGCGTATTTTTGCTTGTCCTCAAAGGGATCTCTGGCTCCGTCGTTAATTATAAATTCTCCAAAATCTATTCCACTTAAATAATCCTTTCTAAATAAAGGTGAAAGAGATCTTAAGATGATATTAGTTGAATTTACGTTTGGATATATTTCTACGTCAGCGTCATCATTGAACCTAATATCGGTGATTGGAGTACGATCAGACCAAAACTTAATAGTAATCTTTTGGAAGTATATAAACTCTCCAATAATATCCTTGATCTTTACATTAATTGGAATTATATCTTCCTTTAACTTATCTTTAAGATGATTAAGCTTATAGAACATTTCGTTAACAGTGAAATCCGTAGTTTCTTCAACTATTGGAATACCATCATCGTCAAATGATCCACTCTCTTGAGTAAATTGATAGACTAAAGCAAGGCATTCAGTCTTTCTAAACTGCTTACCAAATTTGATATTCTTATTCTGATCAAGAATATTCATGTTATCGATCTTACCGTCATCTAAATAATCGGTAATGTCGACAAGAGTTTGCTTATCAAAATAAGGAGACTTTTTATTAATATTCTTCCAATATTCTTTTATATGTAATACATCTTTATATCCAAGTAAATCTATGAAATTTGAAAGACCTTTGTATGTTCCAATATATGGAAATACTTGTTCTTTGTTGACTAATAAGTCTTTTCTAGCAGTGTTAAGCTGACTCCAGTCTGGAAAAGCTTCTTTGATATCGTACTCTTTAAGAATATTAGCGTCTTCTTTATTAAATTTAATCCCGAAGTTTCTTGCCCATACTCCAAATCTTTCGTCTTCGTCTAAACCTTCTCCGTATATTTCTATTTCAGCAACTTTAGTTTTAACAGTTGGAGCTGAATCGTTAGAAGTATATACTAAAAGCTTTCTAGTGTAATTAATCTCTTCTTTAGGATTAAATGCGATGTTAATCTGTAGAGGAAGATTAATATTTACTATTGAAGATGTCGTGTAAATATCACTATACGAAACGCCAATAGTTTCTTTCTTATTGATGAATAAGTTATCTAGATCAGTATCTTTTTCTACGTCATATAGAAAGATCTCGTCTTCGTCTTTAAATACTTCCCATTCGAATGTAATGCTGTCTCCAGATGAAAGAACAGGGAATTTATAGTCACTAGATATTTTCTCTAGTATGAATATATTCTCGTTATCAAAAAGATAAGTCGATACTTCAGGGAAAAAGATAGTCCCTTTCCAGAAGCTTCCGTCCGAATCCCAGTCTAAATTTAAGTTTTTTCCGAACTTGTCGAAGAAGAAAAGATTACTTATTACCATCTAAGTTGTATAGTTTCTATTATTTATCGCTATATGCTATAGATATAACCATCCCCAGTAGTACTAAGAGAAATAAAATCTAGAGATTCGTCGTCATCTAATCCAGTCTTCTTATGTATTGCCTTCCACTGTTTAGCATATCCATTTTTACATACTTGAGTAAAGTAAGCAAAAGCATTAGGATTCTTAGATTTTGACGGGTCGAAGCCTTTCCAATACTTAACACAGTCTAAGATAGCCGACTGTATACAATCTTCTCTATCTCTAGAATCTTCGTAGTACATCTTATTTACTGCTCTATTAGCTAAAGCAACGAAACAAGATAAAGAGAACTTAGATAATTCTCCATTCTTTTTATCTTCGATGATAGCTGCTGTAAAATCTTTATTATTTACATAATGCTTGTCACCTTTCTTTTTTCTTTTAGTAGACATTAATCGATTGATTATTTTTGATTAAGTATATTATGGATCTTAAGAATACCTAAGTAGGCATCTATCATATCCATAATAGGAGAAAGTACTTTGTCTTTCTCTATAATCCAATCTTCTGATGTAGCTGCTAAGTAAAGATCGGATTGTTTAGTTTCTTCTAATATAGGCTCATTTGTAAAGGCATTAAAGATGTCCATCTTATTAGCATTACCTTTACAGTTGATAGCATTCTTTAATTCTCCTGGAGAGAATACAAAGAGACGGTCTGTGTCTCCTTTTAAGATTTCTTTAACAAGTTTTTCTTTAAAGATACCAGTAGATTGAGATATATCAACTAAAGCGTTACCTTTAGATCCAAAAGAAATACCTTCGATTGATACTATAATGTCATCATTAAGATCGATATTGTCTTTTATAAGATCAACTAAAAGAGTAGTAGCTTCTAAATAGTTGTTTAACTTAATTCTTTCAGTAACATGATATAGCTTATCTTTATATCTTTTACTTTCGGTTTCTTTTATTTTAATAGAAGGATATTGTAATTGAAGATCTTCTAAATTGGCTTTATCTTTCTTTCTAAGTTTAGAGTTAGCTACTGCAAGCCATTTAAAGGTCTTAAAGTCTTTACAGATACATACTCCGGGTGCTAAGATTGAAAAGTCTATACTTACTATAGTCACTCATGAGGGATTATTTTATAAAGATTAACTACCGAAAAGATATACAAAAGTTTTACTTATATAATTATTTATAAAAAAGTTTGTAAAAAGTTAAAACCAAAGTCCCGAAACCCAGTACGATACCTTCGAGTACGCTACTCTTAAGTACTTCAGAGTTACTTCCTCTTAAAGATAATACTTTTAATCCTTACTTTATTTTTACATTAGATCTACATTAGTATTACTTTAGTATTACTCGCGCGGGCCAAAGTCCGATCACTAAAAATTTTTTAAAAAAAGAAGTATAATCATTATATGAAAGCAGTTAAAATGTTCATCGTTAAATATTCGTCAGGATCTCATGATGATTATGAAGAATGGGATATTTTTATTACCTCTAAAAAGAGTACTGCTACTAAATACGTAACGAAGTTTAATAGGAAGGTTAAATATTGGCAATCTTATTATTCTCAATTCGAGTACGATATGGGAGGATTTAAGTGGATAAAAGACGAATATGTAGAGTCTCATTATACCAGGTGGAATCAGATTAGAAAGATAAACCGATGTTACTGGGAAGAAATTGAAATAAGATAAAATGGAAGATTTTTTAAAGATATCAGAATTATTTACTAATGGTTTAGGACTGATCTTAGCTATTAGAGTTCTTTATAAAAAGAAAAAAGAAGGAGTAGATCCTACTGTTTGGGACGTATTTATAATCGCTGTATTACTATCATAAAATGACTAAAGAAAAAGAAATAGGATACGAAGTTATCAACTGTATCTGGAGAGATCAAGAAGAATTTAGAGACTTATGGAATACTACTGATATTCCTATTAAGGACATAATCGTAGAAAAAGCAGGAAGAGTTGCTATTGAAGCAGCTATACCTACTGTCGCCAAAAGAATGAAGTTAAAATTCTCTTTAGTAATTGGACTTTGTGCTTTTATGCTAGGAATAATGCTAGGATTTTTTATTGCTCCTAAAGACACTACGTCGTTAAATATAGAATCAGCTAAGTCTCAATTAGGTAGATCTAAAGATGCAATTCAATTTCACTATAAAAAAGATTAAAATTAGTATATTAGTACTATGGAAAACTTAGGATACTGTTGCATCAACTTAACTCTTAGAGAGCAAGGAATTTATACTAATCGTAGTATGATCAAGAGAACTTTTTTAGAAAAAGGTCCTGATTATGCTGGTGAATTAGCTCTTAAAAATCTCAATGATCTTCTTACTATTCTAGAGTGGAATAATTCTAAAGGCATAAAAGTATTTAGGATTTCTAGTACTATATTTCCTTGGATGTCTGAGTATGATTTCGAAGATTTATCAGTGTTCAACGATATTAAAAGTCAACTTGAATCTATAGGATCTTATGTCTTAGAAAATAATATGCGAGTAGGATTTCATCCTGGTCAATTTTGCGTACTTCCAAGTCCAACTCCAAAAGTAGTTACTAATACTATTAATGAATTAGACAAAGCTGCTAAAATATTAGACTTAATGGGATTACCTGTTAATCAAAAGTATAGTTTAAATATTCATGTTGGAGGAAGTTACGGAGATAAATTTGCTACATTAAAAAGATTTAGAGAAAACTTTGCACTATTAAGTAAGTCTGCTCAATCTAGACTTGTTATTGAAAATGACGATAAGGAGAGTCAATATAGTGTACATGATTTATTTCATGGTATTTCTAATCAAATTGGAGTTCCAATAACCTTTGATTTCTTTCACCATACTCTTTGTACTGGTGATATGTCTCAAATGGAAGCTGCTAATTTAGCTGCTTCTACTTGGCCTAATGGCATTCGTCCTCTTGCTCATTATAGTAGTAGTAAAAAAATATACGAAGACGAATCTGTAGTAAACCGAGCACACGCTGAATATTTATATGAAGAAATACCAGAATTTGGTAAAATATTTGATATTGAACTAGAAGCCAAGTCTAAGGAATTAGCTTTATTTAAATACATCGAAGATTATGCAAAGTAATTATACTTTCGTTAAAGACGAAGATGGTAGATGGTATATTGATCTGCCTGAATGGGAAGGTCCTCAGGAGGATCTAGAAATGGTAATGGGAGCAGATACAATGCTAGATATTATTGCACAAGGAGAAGATGATGTAGTAATTAGCATCAGTGATACTTATGTTCCTCATAAAATGCGATTAGAATTTATTAGAGAAGAATCTGATGGAGGAATGTATCAATTACATAGTACTCTTCATAGCTTTGAGGTATGGTTATGTCATGTAACTAAGTTTGTATTTGGAAACCTTCCTGAAACTCTCTATATAAATTATTAATGGAAAAAGTTATTATATTTTTAGATATTGATGGAGTGTTCTGTACTAGAAACTCTTTGAATGAAGCTTGGAAAAAACTTGAGGAATTAGTAAAATCTTAATAATGGAAGAACTTATTCAAAATATTATTGACCTTGTAAACGAACAAAGAGATTCACAAGGTCAAATTAGTCAGAAGAAGCTTGAGATACAGCTCAGATTACTTCTAGAAGAGTCTAGAAGTAGAAAACAATTGTATTACTGCAAATGTTAATTCAATCACTCTAGAGGAAGGTAAGCAACTTGTTGATTATGGAATGTGGTATTCTGTAAACAGCCAACATGATGGATATGTTCCTGTTGGAAACTACTTACAAAAATTAGTAAGCATTAAAGGTCTTATTAATCCTCCTAAAGAATGGGATGAATATAGGAAAGAAAAAGCATTTGGAGCTAAAAACGTTCCTCTAACTAAACAAGTAATCGATAGCTATGGCTTCTCAGAAAGAACATATAAGCCTGACTGGGATGATACTGCAATCGATTACACTTTAGAAAATGGTTTAGTTCTTACAGGATTTACTCAAATCAATAATAGTCCAACTGAAATGGATTCATTAGAAGGATTAGATGGTTGTATCTACATTGAAAATAAAGAAGAGTTAGATAGACTAGTAAATCAATCTTTGGAAGATATCTGTAAAAAGATAAAGAACGAAAACCCTAATTTTGATATTGACCAATATATTTAATATATCTTTCTTTTTTAGTATTATGTAAATATAACTTATTAATTATATTTGCTATGAGACTTTTATTATTAATTATTTCGATTTTTATTTCTTCATCTTTATTAGCGTGTGACACTAAAAAAGATTCTTTTGATTTAACTGATATCAATAGTTTAATCATTCAAGAAATTAATAAGTATAGAGTAGAAAACGGATTATGTGAAGTTGAATATGACTCTAGAGCAGATTCTTCAGCTAAATACCACAGTGGATACTTAGCAAAATTAGGAATGATTACTCATTACCAAGAAGATTCTTTAGAAGGATACGACACGTTATATACTGACATTGACAATAGAATGGCAAAATACGGTATTACTAACTACTGGGTAATGGGAGAAAATATTGCAATTGTATACGATAGCGTTCAAGTATCCAGAGCAAGCCTAATTCGTCAAACAGTTGAAGGTTGGAAAAATTCTCCATCTCATAATAGAGTAATGTTAGATCCAAATATTAAAAAGATTGGAGTTAATTATACTATTGGAAATCATAAATCAGAGTACTACGAAGATTTTGAAACAGGTGACATCTACTTATCTAGAGTAGAAACTACTTCATGGGTATTCGTAATGAATGTATTTACTGAAAAGATTTAATTACTTAATAGGTTGACCTTTAACACCAGTTTGAACGTTAGTACTATCTGATTTGAATTGACCAGCAATCTTAAGATCTTTCTCGTCATATTTCTTATCAGAAACTGTCATAGCAACATCTTTCTTTCCTCTTTTTACAAAGTAGTCGTTAATTCTTTTAATTTCCATTCTGATAGCAGTATCTGCTGTACCGATACCAAAAGTTCCATCATTTAAAGGCTTAGGTTCTCCTTTTTCGTTTTGGAAAGTTTTAATTCCTGTTTGCTTCATCATATCCTCTTGCATCTTCTTAATAGCTGCGTTAGTAGGCTGCTTGTATCCTTTCTTAGTAAAGAATTCAATAATGCTAGGATATTTTTTAGCTTTAAGAGTATTCTTAAGAGCTTCAGCATATTGTCCGTACGTCATAGTTTTCCAATCTTTACCAACTGTAGGCAGAGTAGGAAGATATTCATCTTTAAAAATTTTAAATAGCTTCTTAGAGTTTCCATCAGTAGTCCAAGTTAAAATTGCTTCATTTAACTTTTTCCATCCTTCAAAATTTTCTACTAATCTGTTCATGACAAAATGATGTTTATTTAAATTTATTTATTTGCGAATTATTGGTATAATTGAATATCTTAGTTAAAACTTAACGGATAACTAAAGTAAAAAATACAAAAGGAGAAGAATGCTTAACAAAACAGATAAAGTGTACCACGATCTATTAGTAGATATTTTAGAGAATGGTCACCAGAAAGAAGATAGAACCGGAACAGGAACTCTATCAGTATTTGGTAGACAGATTAGATTCAACATGAAAGATGGATTTCCACTAATTACTACCAAGAAATTACACTTAAGATCAATCACTCACGAATTACTTTGGTTCCTTAAAGGAGACACTAATATCCAATATCTTAAAGATAACGGAGTTTCTATTTGGGACGAATGGGCCGATGACAAAGGAAGCTTAGGTCCTGTTTATGGAGGTCAATGGAGAGACTGGGGAGGTAGATACGAGAAGTTATTGACTAGAGAAAAGGATGAAAATGGATTTCATATGTTTAAAGAGAAACATTATCCTGGAATAGATCAAGTTTCTAACATGATGGAAAGATTAAAAACTAATCCTGATTGTAGAAGAATGATAGTATCTGCGTGGAACGTTGATGAGCTAGATAAAATGGCTTTGATGCCATGTCATAACTTCTTTCAAGTTTACACTAGAGAATTAACTCAACTTGAAAGATATGATATCTGGTTTGATAATAATTATGAACAAGGTATGGAAAGATACTTTGATCCTAATAATATACCAGATTATGACAATGAGTATTACACTCCAACTCCTACTAGGGAAATTAGCTTGATGTGGAATCAACGCTCAGTAGATACTTTTCTCGGGCTCCCATTTAATATCGCTTCATATGGAATGTTACTTGAAATGATTGCTCAGCAAACTGGAATGGTTGCAGGAGAATTAGTAGGAAATCTAGGAGATGTTCATTTATATTCTAATCATTTAGAATATGCAAAAGAACAATTACAAAGAACTTCTATGGAAGATTCTAGAGCTCGCTTAGTATTGAATAAAGCAGATGACTTATTCAATTATAAGTTTGAAGATTTTGAAATGAAAGGATATATCGCACATCCAAATTGGAAAAACGTGCCAATCGCAATATAAAAACTCAAAAACTTTAGTAAAATGACTAAGAACGAAATTAAGAAAGCTTTATATAAGCAAAAACCAGTTGCACATTTTGATTTAATTAGAATAGGAGTTGAATAATATGCAACTGCTGTTGAAAATTTAGAAGGTGAACAGGAAGTAATTCAATTTCAAATACCAGTTAGTGATATGGGAGACGCTGATTTTAAATCAGAAGAGCCGGCTAACTTATTAAATAGATGGATTATCTCAGAAGAAAACTAAAAATAGGAATTATTGGACAGGGATTATATAAATAATTAAAAATTATTAATTATGGCAAAAACAATATGTCCAATATGTAAAAAGGAATTTAGCTATATTAATTCTAGACATGCTAAAAAACATAACGTTACTCTTGAGGATCTAAAAAAATTAGATAGTTCAATAAGAACTTCACCTACTCAAGGTATGAAATTTAGCGAAGAAACTAGAAATAAAATGAGAATTAAGTCAGATAAGTATTACGAATCGTTACGTAAACAAGATAGGTCAGGGTCTAATAATTCTTTCTATGGAAAGAAGCATAGCGAAGAATCTAAATCTAAGATGGGAAGAGATATTACTGGAAAGAATAATCCATTTTATGGAAAGAAACATAGCGAGGCTTCAAGGCTGAAGATGAGTAAAACGCGTTCTGAATTAATATCAATAGGTAAACTTCATCCTTGGCATCATAATAATGGTAAATACACTTCTCTTAAATCTGGAAAAGTCGAGTCTTATGATTCAAAACTAGAGTTATTTAGAATGATTCAAATGGATAATGATATTAACATAGTATCATGGACTAAAAAACATAATATAATAATTTCATATATTGATATTGATGAAATAGAATGTAATTACGTTCCAGATTTCTTAGTAGAATATTCTAATGGATCTATTTATATTGAAGAAGTAAAAGGATGGGATGTTAAATCTGAATTAAAATTAAAAGGTCTTGTTAAATACTGTGAATTAAATGATATATTATATAAATGGCATAATCAGGACGATAGTATATTTTCTGAGTATAGAAAATGGTTAAAAACTTTAAATTAAAATATATGAATAACATTAAAAAAATCGGGTGCGTAGGTCAAGGCTTCGTTGGAACTGCCGTAAGAGAAAAATTAAAACAATCGTTTAGCGTTTATACTTACGATAAGTTTAATGATGACAATTGTCTAATGTACACCGATGGTAAAGTAAACGAGCCGTTTAGATTAAGTTTAACTCCCGTTGTTGACAATTGTAGAGTTATTTTTGTATGTGTGCCTACTCCAATGTTTGAAGACGGAGAATGCGATACGAGTATTGTTGAATCGGTTATAGATGATATAGCTAAAGAATGTGAAACGCTTGACAAGAGTGTTATAGCTATTGTTAAATCTACAGTCCCTCCTGGAACCACTGAGAAATTAAATTCTATTTCCAATAGAGTAACTGTTGGTTTCTCTCCAGAATTCTTAACTGAAGCTAATTCAATTGAAGATTTTGACAAGCAGGATAGAATCATCTTAGGATTAGATTATCTTGAAATGGTAGATCCTGTTAACGAGATATTCAAAACATCATTTCCCGATGCAGAAATTATAATTGTAAATTCTAAAGAGGCAGAAATGACTAAATATATGACTAACTTATTCTTAGCGACTAAAGTTAGTTTCTTCAATGATATGTATTCAATATGTGAGAAATTAGGTATTGAATATGATACTGTAATTGAAGCTACTTTACACGATCCTAGAATTGGAAAGTCACACTTTATGGTCCCAGGGCCTGATGGTGATAGAGGCTTTGGTGGACATTGTTTCACTGAAAATCATGAAGTTCTAACTATAAATGGATCCATTCCAATCTCTAAAGCATACGATATGCATACTAAAGGAGATCTTATTGAAGTAATTTCTTTTGATGATAAACTAACTACAGAAGAATCTAAAATAGTTAAAGAAGTTACTAAAAATAAATACGAAGGAGAGATAATATCTTTTAATTTAGATAATGGTTCAACTATTGAATGTACTCCTGAACACATATTTCCAATACTTAGAAATGGAAAATTAACTCTTTCTTTTGCTAAAGATATTACAGAATCTGACGAATTTTATGATAGGTCTAATATAAATAATAAGAAAACAATGACCTACGATGATACTAAAGTTTTCAGATAATAAATTAAATACTAAGACTCGAGTAGAGTTTAAATGTGATAAATGCGGCAAAATCGATAGTCGATTAATGGTTTCTCATAATAGATTAAGGGAAAATAATAAAGATTTCGATAAAGATTATTGTCAAGATTGCTGGAGAGGAATTAGACAAAAAACTCCAGATGCTAAAAAAAGAATGTCAAACGCCATTAATAAAATGATTAAAAACGATCCTGATTGGAAAATAAGAAACTCTAATTCTAAGAAAGGAAAAATTAACATAGGAGAAAAGAATGGAATGAAACAATTAGATGCTAGAAAAAAAGCGTCTGAAACTAGAAAGAGCATGATGACAGATGAATTCAGATCTAAAATATCTGAATATACTTCAAAAGCATGGGCAGATGGAAAATATGAAGGAGTTAGAGTTGGACAATCTAAGTGGCATACATATACTCATTCAAATGGAAAAGAATATAAAGTACAAGGAACATGGGAACTCGAGTTTATTAAATGGTTAGATAAATCAGACCTTCGTTTTGACTGTCATAAAGGTAGAATTTCATATAATTTAAATGGAAAAGACAGATCATACTATCCTGACTTTTTTGTATATGAATGGGATCAATACGTAGATATTAAAAATGAATATCATTATAACCTTCAAAAAGACAAATTTGACGCACTTTTTGAACAAGGACATTCGATACGAATTATATTAAAAGAAGAACTTGAAACATTAATTAAAAAACAACTATAATATGAAAATAGTTAAAATTGAAAGGAGACATTTTAAAGGAGACGTCTATAACTTAGAACTTAATTCATCTAGACAAGAAGATGATTTATTCTGGGTAGAAGGAAAATCAGAAACAGTTACTCATAACTGTTTCCCTAAAGATCTTTCTGCAATGCTTTATATCTCAGATTCTTTAAGATTATCAGTTCCTACTTTAGCAGGCGCTCAAATCACTAATCAGCTGGTTAGAAAAGATAGAGACTGGGAAAAGATGGAAGGTAGAGCAGTATCTAAAAGATCTGAAGACAAAATATCTTTAACAGATTTAGATAATGTAGTATTATTAGATAGTCCAACATTTAGATTAAATCTAGAGGATCCAATGCAAATTTCTTATGAAGAATTAGACGGACACTGGAAACCTATTCAATGTGAGACTTTTGAACATCCATTATCTGCTCCTTTAGAAAACGAGATATTATACATGTTTTCTGAAAAAGTAGGATATTACTTATCTCTACAGGAAGCAGGAGAGGATGATTCTTATAAATTTATGGTAAACCAACAATTCGAAGATTAATATGTATACATTTGACCAATTAAAAAGTATTGTATTTTTTGATGTTGAGACTGCAGCGTCTCATGCAACATTAAATGACTTAAAAGAAGATAATCCTCTTTTAGCAAAATTATGGTCTAAAAGATGTGAATACTTAAGAGCTAAGTTTGAAGAGAATGCTGAGAAATCAGATTCTCAATTATACTTAGATAAAGCAGCACTTCATGCAGAGTTCAATAGAATTACATGTGCTTCTTTTGGAAGAATCGCAGGAAACGAAGATGCTCCTAGTATGATTATTAAAAGTTACTATGGAGAGGATGAAAAAGAAATTCTTGATGGAGTAGCTAAGGTTTTAGATAAATTTAATAAGATGAACCTATGTGGACATAATATCAAAAGATTTGATGTTCCAGTTTTAGGTAAAAGATTCTTAATAAATGGAATGACTTTGCCTACTACTCTTAAAGTATATGATTCTAAACCTTGGGAATTAAACTTTATTGATACTTCAGATATCTGGTCATTTGGAGCATGGCAAGAAGGTTTTGCATCGTTAGAACTTATTGCTGCTGCTATTGGAGTACCTACTCCTAAAGACGATATCAGAGGAGAAGAAGTTCATGGAGTATTTTGGGACAATCAAGATTACTTAAGAATTGCTAATTACTGTGCAAAAGACGTAAAAGTATTAGCAGACATCTTATTAAAAATTTCAGGTCGTACTGAATTACTTGGGTACGAACACAAGACAGATTAATGTTAGATAAATTAGATTATTTCAGAGATCCGAATTTTGTATTCGACGAAGCTGAACATTCATACACTTATATAAATCCCGACACAGGCTTACCGACTCAGATCTTCGAGCCAGTGTCGGGCCTCCTTTCTCAATTCAAAAAACCATTTGATGCCGATAATATTTCGTACTTTGTTGCGAAAAAGAGAGGTATTACTAAACAAGAGGTTTTATTAGAATGGGAACAGGCTAAAATAGACGGACTTACTTTAGGATCTACTGTTCATAATTGGATAGAAGATTTTTACAATGGTATAGATCCTGTTCTACCTGAATGTGGAAAGGCAGTAGAGCGCATTGATCAATTCAAAGAGCTTAGAGAAAATAAACTTCAAAATTTCAAGCCAATTGAGCAGGAATTTAGGCTGTTTTCTAAGAAGTGGGGAATTGCAGGTACTCTTGATGTTCTATTTGAACATAATGGTAAATATTATGTAGGTGACTGGAAGACTAATAAAAAGTTTACTCACGATAATCATAAGGACGGTAGAAGAGCTAAAATGCTTCATCCTTTCCAAGACATGTATGATAATAGTGTAAATGGATATAGTCTTCAGATAAGTACTTATAGGTTATTATTACAGGAACAGGGATTTGAAACAGCAGGCGGATTCTTGATATGGCTAGGTCCAGAAGGATGGGAGCTACATAAAACATTGGATTTAAGAGAGCGTCTTAAATTATATCTTGACGATAATACTTTCGCTTTTTAAAACTTCAATACATTACACGGTATAATACTAAAAAATAAAAATTAAATCATATGAATCCTAGACAAATAACTTTCAGTTCAGAATCTAGAAACTCTCTAAAATCAGGAGTTGATAAATTAGCAAACGCAGTAAAAGTAACTCTTGGGCCAAAAGGTAGAAACGTAGTTCTTGGTAGAAGTAACCACTACGCTATTACTAAAGATGGTGTTAGTGTCGCAAGAGAAGTTTTCTTAGATGATAAGGTTGAAAATTTAGGAGCACAGATGGTAAAACAAGTTGCTTCAAATGTTGCGACTGATGCAGGTGACGGTACTACTACTGCTACTGTTTTATCTCAAGCTATTCTTACAAAAGGAATCAAGATGATCGAGGCTGGATTTGATCCAATGGATATTAAATCTGGAATTGACATTACTCTTGAAAATATAAAAGATGTTTTATCTAGCAACAAAATAGAGGTTGAAGGTGTAGAGCAAATCAACCAAGTTGCAACCATCTCAGCAAATGGAGATAAACATATTGGTAAAATTATTGCCGATGCAATGGATGAAGTTGGTATGGACGGAGTAATTACTCTTGACGAAAGCCAAACTCATGAAACTACTCTTGATGTTGTAAGAGGAATGAGATTCCCAGGAGGATATCTTTCTCCGTATTTCATTACTGATTACGCAAAAATGACAGCTGACTTACATGATGCTTTAGTATTCGTTTACGATGGTAAGATCAAAGGATTACAAGGTCTTATTAAAGTAATGGAATTCGCTAACGCTCAAAAGAAACCTCTTTTAATTATCTCAAGCGGAATCGAAGGAGATGCTTTACAAGCTCTTATCATGAATAAGGCAAATAACATTTTAGATAATGTTGCAGTTGCTTCTCCAGGTCATGGTAACTTAAGAAGAGATCAATTACAAGATATTGCAACTGTAGTTGGAGCTACTTACTTATCTGAAGCTGAAGGATTCGATATTACTAAATTAAATCCTCAAGCAGTTTCAGAAATTATCGGATCTGCTCAAAGAATTGAGGTTAGCGGAAGTAATACTACTATCATCAACGGTGGAGGTACTTCTGATAAAATTAACGAAAGAGCTTCTTTAATTAAAGAACAAATTGAAAATTCTGAAGACGAATCTAACAAATTAATTCTTAAAGAAAGATTATCTAAGTTAGAAGGTGGAGTTGCAATCATTAGAGTTGGAGCTTACACTGACGTTGAAATGAAAGAGAAAAAAGATAGAGTTGAAGATGCAATTGCTGCAACTAAAGCTGCTGTTGAAGAAGGAATCCTTCCAGGAGGAGGTATTGCTTTATACAAAGCTTCTCAAATCATTGCAGAATCTGATTATACTAACGGATTAACTGAGTCCGAAAAAGTAGGTGCAGATATCCTTTTAGATTCATGTAAAGCTCCTTTCAGTACTATTATTACAAATGCTGGTAAGAATCCAGAGGTAATAGCTACTCAAATTACTGGAGAATACAATAACGGATACAACGCAAGAAAAGACGAATTCTGTGACATGGTAGCTGAAGGAATTATTGATCCTGCTAAAGTTACAAGAACTGCTCTTGAAAATGCTGCATCTATTTGTGGATTAATGATTACTACTGAATGTGTCCTAATGGAGGATGACGTACCGTCCCAGGACTAATCAAATAAATAACTATATAGTTATTGATAGCTCAAGAAGTCTCGTAGGTAACTATGAGACTTTTTAGTTTAAAATAATAATCAAACTTGGATCAATTAGATCAACTTATAGAAGAAATAGCTTTAGTTTTAGGAATAGAGCGAGAAGAGGTCTTTAATAAATTTACAAAAGAAGATCTAGATAAGTTATTGGCTGAATCTAAATGTGACCCATCTGATAATACTCTTCCTTTATTTAGTGGAGATGCTCTAGGAGACGATATTCCCTGTGAAGACTTAGGGGCTCCATTAAATCCTGATGACTCTACTGATATTGATAGTCTTCTTAATGATCTTGACGATAAGAATAAATCTCCTGATCTTGATGTTACTAAATGTGTAGATTCTGTAAATGATCTTAATAAAGAGATAGAGGAAGAACTTAAGATACTGACTCAATATAGAATACTCCTAGATAAATTAGTAGAGCTTAGAGACAATTTAGTAGGAATTCAATATTATTACGAAGAGAGAATAACTAGAGCAGGAATAGTCCTAAACGATTTTAAATCAGTTCTAGAAAATATTAAGAACTTAAAGGATAGCATCTCAGGAAGTATTGCTGAAGCAGGTAATATCCAATCTCGTATTACTCAGATAGGTGAATACGACAATTCTGAGGATTATGCTAGTGAATTATCTACATTAAAAACTAGACTTGAAGAAATATATTCTGCTAATAGTGATGTGTTTCAAAAGATTCAAGAACAAGAATTAATTTTACAGAATAAATCTTCTAAATATCCTACTTTAAATTCAAATGAGTTTAGGAATGCTACTTCTTCTATTGGATCTCTTAATAATGCGGTATTCGGAATAATAAATGAAGTAGATATTTTTAATATCAATAGAGAGCTTAATGGATATTCTGAATTCGTTAATGCTAAAAGATATTCTTCTTCCAGGTCTTCTTACTCTGAAATACTTTCTAATTCTCTTATTCAATTTGAAGTAGAGTTTCAGAATTTCATAAGTATTGAGACCACTAAAGAAGAAGTAGTGAGAGAAACTGGTGAAACTAGAGAATATGATGAGACGATACTAATAAGAGATAATCCTCTTTTAGAAGATAGATCTTTCTTCAGTTCAGTTCCTGGATATATCATAAAGAATGTAAGAGAAAAGGAAGAGCCGAGCGGAGCTTTATATAGCGACTATTACAATAAGTTAAGTGATCCTATTAATAACTTCTTTACTATTGAAGAGCGAGGATTAACTAGTAGTGCAAATTTAGTTGATCCTAATTTAAAAGGAACTGATAATGTTACCAAGAAGGAAAATGGTACTGAATACTATATTGCTGATCTTAAAAGATTAGAAAATTTCTACGAAAACTTTGATTCTCTTTTTAAAGAAAGAAGAAAGCAGGTTAAAGATAAAGTAATAAAAGACAATACTGAAAAGCTTAGAGGAACAATGGCTAAGCTAGCTAGGTTAGACGTAGATGCATTATTATCAATCGGTCGTGTAAACTTATATCTACCTGAAGAAGATTCAACCTTAAGCACTATAGTAGATAGTATTAAAAACGCAAACTCAGGATTTGCCGAAATAATAGGATCTCTTAATTCTGAAATAACTAGAATAGAAGAGGAAATAGAAAGACTTACTCCATCTGTATCTGATGTTAAAGGTAGACTTAAAGCTATTAATCCTGAGTGTTTCGATAAAATAGATGATTCTGATGAAGAAGACGGAGATGATTGTAAGTCAGTTAAGTCATTTCTAGGATCTGATCCATTCTTTGAAAGTATTTCAAAAGGATCTAATGGTGCTCTTCCTAACTGTACTCAATTATGTTATTGGAGAGAGTTCGCTAAAGTGGTAAATAAAATGGGATTATTTCCTATACCTAATGATCCTAGAACTTTAAGATATTGGCCAGTTGGTCTGGTTCTATATGTTCCCGCTGAGATAAAGATTCCTCTTCCAATTATATGGATTCCGGTTCTTACGATAACAAGTCCTGTAGGAACTCATGTTCTATTCATTACAATTAATGGATTATTTATAACTCCTGTTATGTTTTTCTTTAGTTCTTCAGGATTAAAGCAACATATTGCAACAATAAAAGGATCCACTGATAAATTTGGATTTGACAGATTTGATGAAACTATTAAAGACACTATTAAAATACCTTTAAGTATTGGAGGATTAACTGATCCTGAATTAAAACAAACTGCTGAAGTATTAGATAAAGAAGAAGGTCTTACTGATATTATTAATGACGCAGTTAAATCTATTTCTAAAAGAATGGATGATTTAGGAAATCCTGTTCTTAAAGGAGTTAATAAAGTAAAAGAAAAAATCCAATCTCGTCAAGATGAGCTTAGAAAGAAATATAATAAGAGTGTCGAAGATGGTAATACTACTGAAACTGAAGATTTAAAAAGACAACTTTCTACTGATGGTATTAATATAGATGAAAAGATAGATGCTTTAACTGAAGATATCATAGGATATTTTGATAGAATAGATCTGCCAACTATAGTTCTTCCTAAAGAAAAAGGAAAAGTTAATCCAAATATAAGCGGTAATAAATCTACTGGAACTGCTGCTACTGAATCATCTACAAATAAAAGAGATGAAATGTTCCCTGAGTCTAAGACTTCTGTTCTAGACAATATTTCAACGTCAATTGCAAAATACAAAGATGAAATAGAATCGACTTTTACTAGAGGGGCAATAAGTATAGATGAAAAGTTAGACGACGTTAAAGACGCCATGTCTAAAATGGTAGATAAAGTATTTGATAAAGCAACTGGAAAAGATGCTAAGACTGTTAATCCAGACTCAGCTGTTAAGCAATTGAATACTGCTAAGAACGAAGGAAAGGATAAACTAAATAATACGATTAAGAATCTATCTGACCGATTAGATAATAATTTGGTAAAACAGACTCTTTCTATTACTCCTAATATTATATCAGCTCTTTCTAACATATCAGTCGAGTTTGATCCCTTTGCTTCTTGTTGTAGTATCAAAAAAGAGTTCAGTTTACCGGTTCCTTCTAATCCTTTAGTACTTGCGGCATTTAACGCAGCTAAACCTTTAGTGGTGAATAAGATAAAATCAATGTCAGCTCCTGAGTTAAAATCCTTATTAGGAGGAAGGCCTCAAGTTAATGCTAGAGATCTTAGATTAGGATTACTTTCTATTGTTAGAGTATCGATACCTAAGTCAATAAGTTTTCCTAAACCTGATCTAAATGTAGCATCATTTGCCTCTGCATTTGGTGGAATACTTGGATCTTTAGAAATACCTCAAGCCTCATTCCCGCCTGCTCCTAAGGCTCTTACTATGCCAAAGCAAGTGAATGTAAATCTTAATATTGTAAAAGCACCATTAAAGAATTTATTACAGTCTAGTATTAGATTAACACTTCCTACTGCCTTTCCTCAAGATTTAGAAACTTATTTTTATACAATATCTCCAAAGGATGTTAAAAGATTCTTAAAGGATTTCATAAGAGACAAAATAGATACTATTGAAAGTCAAATAAAACCTTTCTATACATTAGTTGATATTTCAAAATCTTCTAAAGGTACTGACTTAAGTGTAGTAGAAAAAGGATTATTTAATGTTCCACCTTATGGACCTGCTCTTAGTGCTTTATTTAGTGCTAAAACATTGGCAAAGATGAACTTACCTAATTCTAATACGTACTTCAGTATAAATTTACAAGCTTTAGAACTTGCCGTTTCTCTTCTAAAACCTGCGCTTACTCCTATAGTTTCCACTCCTATTGTGTATCCTGTAATAGCAGGTGCTGCTGTAGCAGGCGGTATCGACGGAATAAGAAAATTACACCCAATATTGAATCAAGATGATATACCTTCATGGGAAAGACTTACTGCTAAAAATATCTTACTATTAGTTTTTATAGATGAATTTATAGTCAATGCTGCAGATAATCTAGGATTTTATAGATCTTATCTGTAAAAATTAAAACTTATATTCATTTTCCTGTATAATTCTTTATATATAAAACTAATATGGAACAAAAAACATTTATAGCAGATCCAAATAACGTGGACGTTTTTAAAGTTACTAGCAAATATAACACTAGTATCAATTTAACTGAAGAGGATAAAAACTCAAATAAGATTAAGATCTTATGTACTGAGAATTATGCTCAAGAATTTTACGATGCAATCAATAACCATTACGAAGAGAAGAATTTCACATCTGATCTTTCTAAAGATTTAGACGTAGGTCAAATTTGTAGTGTTAGAGCTTTAAGAGTATCTTTCGCTGATAGATCTATTTTGGTTAAAGATGTTAATTCTGAAGTTGAAATTTCTGTTCCATTTAAAGAGTTCTCTAGACCTATTGACGAATTAGTTGAAGGTAAAGATATTAAGTTTAATGTTTCTATTCAGAAATCAGATTCTCATGGAGGATATATTGGTTCTGAAAGAAAATGTGTTCACTTAAACTACAAGCAAGAATTATTCGAAAACTTTGATAATAATAGATGGTTTGAAGTTACTATTAAGAAACTTATAAAAGGAGGATATTTAGCATCTTATAAAGGTGCAGTTGACTGCTTTATTCCAGGATCTCATGCTGGAGCTAACGTAATAAGAAACTTTTCTAAATTATTAGGAAGAACTATGAACGTTATGGTTGACAATTACGACAAGTCAAATGACTTATTCATCTTATCTTACAAGAAATACATTAAGAAGTCGATGTCTACTAGAATCTCTGATATCAACTTCGGTGAGAAGTACACTGGTACTCTTACTAACAAGCCTTACGATTTTGGAGTATTCGTTGAATTTGATGACTACTTCACAGGTTTAATCCATTCTTCTGAGTTTGAAAACTACGCAGAAGCTAGAAAGAAACTTAAAGCCGGAGATTCAATTGACTTCTACGTTAAGAACGTTACTAACAAAGGTAAAGACTACAGAATAGTTCTTACTTTAAGAGATGAGAACGTAGATCCAGTTAAGAAACAGTGGACTGATTTCAGACAGAAAATCGAAGGAACTAAAGTTGACTACGAGATCGACTACGACGAAAGTAAAGTAATCATTCAAGTTGACGATATGGAGATTCCAGTGGCTATGAAAAAGAGAGATATGGAGAAAAATTTAGAAGATTTTCCAAAAATTTTAGTCACAAAAGTTGACCCTATTAACAAGAGACTTAAATTCGAATTCGTTAGTGATATGTAATAGTTATTTTCATCAGCAAACTCATTTTACAGCTGATAAATAAATCAAATGAAAGTAACTACAGCATTACATATCATACAATAACAACACTATATAAATGCCGCTCAATTAGCTTAATCGAGCGGCATTTTTAGACTCCGATGGTTTGTAATAATTATTAAAAATTAACATATATGACTGCAGAACGGTTCACTTATTGGCTTAAAGGATTTTTTGAATTATCCGATGCAAAAACTTTAGATGAAAAACAAGTTAAAATTGTGAAAGATCATCTAGATTTAGTGTATAATAAAGTTACTCCTGATAGGTCTCAGGAAATTCAAAACATTAATGAAGTACCGCCAACATTCTTTCATCCACAATGCAACACTACAGGATCTTTTCCTGATGATACTTTGTTTTGCTCAACTATTGCTGGAACAGATTCTAATCTTATATGTTCAAATGCTGGAGAGTCTATCTCTACTACCTTACAAGAGGAAGAATCTAATGATGATAATGCTGAAGGTAAAAGAGGACCTTACACAGGTCCTGCAGGTTACAAATAAAAAAATTTAAAACGTATGTATTTTACAAACTCAGACAGTGAGAAGAGATATTCTATCTTTCCTATTTTGAATCAGGATTTATGGGATGCCTACAAAGCAGCTGAAAAACAGACATGGGTTGCTGAAGAAGTAAACTTAGCTCAGGATAAATATGACGAGCTATTAGATGAGGAAAAGAACTACCTTAAAAACATTCTTGCTTTCTTTACTATTTCAGATGGATTAGTAATTGAAAACTTATGTAACAATGTTATCGATGCAGTAGACATTGAAGAAGCTAAGTTCTACTATGTACATCAGGCATTCATTGAGCAAGTTCATGCTAACGCATATGCATTACTTATTGATACTTACATTAAGGATGCTATTGAGAAAGCTAACTTGTTTAATTCAATGAAGACTAATAAAGCAGTAAGAGCAAAGGCATCTTGGGCTGAAAACTGGTTAAACAACGGTACTCTTGTTGAGAAATTAATAGCATTTGCTTGTGTAGAAGGTATTGCTTTCTCGTCAGTATTTGCCGGAGTATTCTGGTTTAGAAGTCGTCAAAAGATGCCTGGTCTAGCTGAAATGAACGAGCTTATCTTAAGAGATGAAGGATTCCATTACGAATTCGCAGTTCAATTATTTAAAGAATACGTAAAAGACGAATATAAGCCGTCTAAAGAAAGAATTAAAGAAATAGTTCTATCTTGTTACGAAACTGAAAAAACTTTTGTTGACGAAAGTATGCCAGATGGTTTACAAGGTCTTACTAAGGATATGATGATTCAATACGTAGAATTTGTTGTAGATATTGTATTAAATGACTTTATTGGAGAAACTCATTTCCAAGTATCTAATCCATTAGACTACATGAAAAAGATTGGATTATCATCTAAGAATAACTTCTTTGAAAGAAGAACTGGAGGAGGATATACTAGAGTTGATATTCCAACATCGAATGAAGGATTGTTCGATGACGATGATTTTTAAAAATAATTAGTTTAACTGATGAAAATTATAAAGAGAGACGGAAGCAAGCAGGCATTTATGCCTAATAAGATATTAAGTAGGCTTAAAACTCAGTCTAAGGATTTAAAAGTAAGTCCTGATAAATTATTTCAAAAAGTCATTCCGCACATTAAAGACGGAATGACTGCTACTGACATTGACGAGATCATAGCATTTCAAGCTGCGGATTTACAAATTGAACATCCTGATTATGCTACATTAGGAGGAAGGATCCTTATTTCAAGACAGACTAAGATTTTAGAAGTAGAATCTAAACCTGTTGATGATAAGTTCGATTCTTTTGCTGCATCTACTTTCTTAAAGAAATATTCTATGAAGGACAATTCAGGATCTCCTGTAGAAATTCCTTCTATGATGCATGCTAGAGTAGCTAAACATTTATATCCAGAATCGTTTAAAGAACGTAGAAAATTATTAAACGAACTTTACGAAAAAAGAGGAAACTTTGCAACTCCTATTCTTTCTAATTCTGGAATTGAAGGTAGAAACGGATTAATTTCATGTAACCTTACGACACTTAAAGATGACTCTATTGAAGGAATCAATGAAACTCTAGATAAGATCTCTCATGGATCCAAAGAGGGTTCTGGTATAGGTCTAAACATCGACATACTTAGAAGTTCTAGAAGTATGGTTAAGAGTTTCAAAGGATTTGCTGGAGGAGTAGTTAGATTTGCGGATATGGTACAATCTCACATGAGATTCTATAAGCAAGGTAATCGTTCAGGTTCTTGTGCTTTATACTTGTCAACTTGGCATAGAGATATCTTAGAGTTCTTAGAATTAAGACTTCCAATTGGAGAAGAATTAAATAGAGCCAGAGATTTATTTACTGCTGTTAGTGTTGATGATGTATTCATGGAAAAACTGACTAACGAACAGCCTTATCATTTATTCTGCCCTAATGATATTATCGAAGCAGGTTTAAAGCCTTTAAGAGAATGTCACGGAGAAGAATTCAAAGAAGTATACAATCAAGCAGTTGAAATGGGAATAGGATACGAAATAGATCCTAGAAAGATTTGGGATGCTATGATTCGTTCTCAAGTAGAATCTGGAACTCCATACGTATTCTTTAAAGATAACGCTAATAAGAGAAACATGCAAGATAACATCGGAGTTATCGCTCAATCTAACTTATGTATTGAGATCATGCAGGCTTCTAAACCAGGATATACTCCACAATGTACTCTTGCTTCTGTTAACCTTGCTGAACATGACGATGTTAAAACTATTGCTAAGACTACTAAAGTTTTAGTTAGAGCTCTTAACCGAGTTATTGATAATAACAAATGGTCAGACGAATGGAGTAAGAGCGCAGGAGAAGATCAACGTGCTATTGCCATAGGTGTTGCAGGATTAGCTGATTTCTTTGCGAAGAAAAAGATATCATTTGAATCTGAAGAAGCCAAAGAGTGGACCGAGAAGATCTTTGAGACTATGTATAAAGCTGCTCTTACTGAAAGTATGAATCTTGCAGTTGAAACTGGAGAGAATTACCCAGCATGGGAAGGTTCTAAATACTCTAAAGGAGAAACTTACATCGAAGGATGGTCACCTTTACCAGAAGGAGAACCTATTCCTATGAAGAACTCTCTATTATTAGGATTAATGCCTACTGCTAGTTCTGCTATTCTTTTAGGAGCTTTCGAATGTTTCGAGCCTATTACTTCAAACGTATTTGATAGAATGGTTGGAGACGGAGAATTTACAGTAGTTAACAAGTATTTAGTTAATGAATTAAGCGAATTAGGATTATGGAACAAAGAAATGAGTGATAAGATCATTGCTCATGATGGATCAGTTCAAGAAATTCCTGAAATTCCTGAAGATATTAGATACCGATATAAAACAGTTTGGGAGATTCCTCAAAAGGCCTTAATTGATTTATCTATTATTCGTAACAAATATGTAGATCAATCTCAATCTTTAAATGTTTATCATGCAGATGCTAAATATAAAAAGATTTCAAATGCATTAGTTTACGCTTGGAAGAACGGATTGAAGACAGGTGTATATTACACTAGAACTAAATCTAAGATTGAATCTAACAAGAAGCTATCTGCTTCAGATAACGTTTCAAATACTCCAAAAAGGCCGGAGAATTCAATGTTCGTCTGTGCTGGAGGAGGATGTGACGCGTGAGCCGGATGTGATGCTTAATAAATAATAAGAATCCCTTGCTTCGGTAAGGGATTTTTGTTTTTATAGTATAATCTATATATGGAAAACTATATAGAAGTTGCAGGATTACTGATAGATCCTGATCAATTACACTCAGAGAAATTCCAAAAGGAATTAGAGAAGTTACCAAAAGAAGTTTTAGTTGATTCTCTATTAAGATTAGCAAGTAGAGTAGAAGATCTAGAAGAACTGAACACTAGAAGATTTAATTCAATGATGCTTAGAAAAAAGAGCATTGGAGGTATAACAGTAGACGCTTAATAAGATGGAAATACATCATGATACTGGGTTATTTACTTGGACTCCTAAGATAGTAATATATGAAGGAAAAAAGTATAAGGCACCTTTGAACGTATTAACATTATTTACTATAGACGTAATAAAGGAATTTTTGGAAGATAAACATAACAACAAGATATGAAAAATTATATTAAATTCTTACTATTTAAAAACAGATTAAGAAAAGTAGGGATTTCACCCTTAGACATATTCCTACCTTTAGTTAGTTGGTTAGGGGTAATAGGTATTATATTTTTGTGTGGTGTTTAGTAAATGTTTTATAATTAAAAAGAATAAGGATGAAAGATTTTAAAAAGTATTTAGGAAAGAAGGTGAAAGCAGTTATTGACATAGAAACAAAAGAAACTATTGAAACCGTTTTAAAATACCACGAAGAAACAAAAACCTATATTACTAACTGCGGATATGTAGTAGTTGATATTAAATGAATTAATTATAACGTTTAAAGTAAACGATTTTTAAATTGCGTTTAATTATGTGTTATAATTATTTAATGATATGAAGAATAAAAAACAGAAGAAATTTAAAGATAAGGCTGAATTAGCTTTACAAGAGGCTATGGACAGGACTTTAAAACACGTTCTTATTCCTGAAGTTTTTTTAAAAGAAGAAAATAAAATAAAGAAAAGTTAATTATAATGTTGAGTGTAATAACTACGTCAGTTGTTATTAATACTTGTTATATGCTGTTAAAAATTAAAATTATATAAAATGAGAGAACCAAAAAATAGATGTGTAGTTGGTGATAGAGTTAC